TTAACTGGCCTTTTTCACCGGCGGAAGGTCAAAGGCTTTACGCAGTGCCCGGACAAAAGCCTTGTCGTGACAGATGGTTTTCCCCGGGCTGTCGGAGAGTTTCGCGACCGGTTTACCGTTACATTCCACCAGCTTTATCACGATGTTTAGCGGTTTAACCTGTGGGATGTCGCAGGTTAAACGCGTGCCAATGCCGAAGCTCAGATTGACCCGCGAAGAGAAGTGGCGATAGAGATCGACGGCTTTTGCCAGATCGAGGTTATCGGAAAAGACCAGCACTTTACTCATGGGGTCGATCCCCAGCTTCTGGTAATGGGCGATGGCTTTTTCGCCCCACTCGACAGGGTCGCCGGAATCGTGGCGCAGCCCCTGGTAGCGGCTGGCAAATTCCGGGCCGAAATCGCGCAGGAAAGCATCCATAGTAATGCAGTCGGTGAGAGCGATACCGAGTTTGTCAGGATACTCTTCCAGCCAGGCTGCCAGCGCCGCGCGCTGGCTGTTGGCTAAACTGGGGCTGATTTGCTGATGCGCCTGGAACCATTCATGCGCCTGGGTGCCCATTGGCGTCAGATGAAGCCGGCGAGCCAGATCGTAGTTGCTGGTACCGATAAACCACGGCTCCTGCTGCAGGCGTTCGACGATGGCCTGCTGCACTTCACGCGAGAAGCGACGACGGGTGCCGAAGTCCATCAGACGGAAGTGGCTGAGATCGAGGCCGGCGGTGATTTGTGCAAAATCAGCCAGCTTGTGTTCGAGGGTTTCCAGCGCTAAATCGACGCTGATTTCCGGCGAGCGGTAATGATGGACCAGCTCGCTAATCACCGCCAGCAGCGGAACTTCCCACATGATGACTTCACGCCACGGGCCGGACAGGCGAATATTTAACTTGCCGTTTTCATTGTTGACGGTGACCTGGCCCGGGTCGTAACGGAAGTCGCGTAGCCAGTCGAGATAATCCTGAGAAAAGAACGGCAGGGTAGACAACCAGTGATATTCATCGTCCTGCAGCTTCAGGTCGCGCATGGTTTCAACCTGCTCGCGAATTGCGTCGGCGTAGATACCGAGCAGATCGTCCCCGCGGCAGCGGAACTCCGCCGCAACGTGTACATCGCCGTAGCGGTGGAAGACAGCCTGCTGCATGTGCAGCTTGTAGGCGTCCGTATCGAGCAGCGAGTGCAGTACAGGAGAAGTGAATTGTGTCATGGTGCGCAGTAGCGTCCTCTCACTGGAGCGTTTCCATCAAAAACCGAAGCAGAAAAAAGGAGGCGGAGTATACCTTTATTACCCGACTCTGTCCCGCAGTGACGGTCGATGGCGACGCTGGCGGTCATTTGCGAGGCCTAGTTTAATATATTGAACAGGGATCACACCACAAGCTTTGCACCCGGTCGAGCGCATTTCGTGCCTCTTGTGTTATCAATATGTAGCATGTTGATATGTAACGTAATGATATATCAATATATTATCCATTCATCACTTCATCGTGGGGCAGGGATGGGGCAAAATCAGATAGTTTCTGGTTCAAAAGCGCCACCTGTTCCGTGTTTTTCTCTGCCATCCATTTCCCATAAACCTTGTAAACCATCTGTGCATCGGCATGGCCCATTTGCGTGGCGATGAAGTTAGGGTTTGCTCCAGCTGACAGCGACCAGCAAGCGTAAGTGTGTCTCGTCTGATAAGCGTTTCGGTGTCTCAGACCGGCCCGCTTAATATGAGCATCCCAAATTTTCTTTATCGATCCGACTGCATAATGGTCTCCTGCAAGGTAGTTTCGTCCGGTTAGTCTCGGATCAAACACAAACGTACATTCGTGCTTTTCCTTTCGCCCATACTCCCGAAGGTTTACTTCTACTTCATGCTGTTTACCAAACCTTGTCATCTCTGCCTGGCTGCGGAGTGCTTCTATTGCTGGTTCAATCAGGAAAACAACCCGGTTCGTTCCAGCTTTAGTTTTTGGCATGGTAAATTCATTTGTAGGGGTAAAGTTTCTCCTGATCATCATCGTGCCTGCTTTCAGGTCGATATCCTCCCAGGCCAGTGAAACCAGCTCCCCATGACGAATGCCTGTGTATACTGCAAGGGCCCAGATGTTCCTGATCTGCGTATGCTTACAACTATCAAGCAGTCGAAGAAACTCATCTCTCGAAAGAGGGTCGGGGTCTGGACGACTTCTTGTTAAAGCTGATATACCGTTAAACGGGTTTTCTGCCGTGTACCCACTCGCTACAGCAAAACTGAACATTCCTGAAATAGTGGTCATGTAGTTGTTAACAGTGGGCACCGTTCTTCCTTTTGATGGCTTATGTCCTTTTTTAGGCACCTTCCACCCGGTCAGAAGTTCCTTTCTTATAAGCAGTAAATCCTCTCTGTTAACCGAGGAAATGAACCTGTCCCCGCCGATCCGTGGCACCATGTTTTTTACAATGGACTCATAGCCAACAAACCCGTTGCTGCTCATCTCAATCCGCTTGAGCTCAAGCCATTTCTCAGCAATTTCCTTTACTGTTATTTCCTTTTTCTCAACTCCAAATTTTTTCAGGTTAAGAGATTCAGGAAACTGGCTGGCATAGTTGAAAGTACCCATTTTGATAGCGAAACATACTGAGCTTCTTAGCTCGCCAGCCGTCTTTCTGTTTTTTGGTGTATCAGGAACGCCAAGGTTTTCCCTGACCCTGACGCCCTGATAAATGAACCATATGCGAAGCGATCCGCCATGATTCTCAACGCCAGTTGGATATGACGATTTGGCCATTCTTCCTCCCTAGCGCCCAAGAGCATGTTAAGAATATCGCTTTCAGCATGAATGAGCACCTGGCTGTTTCGACGACTGGCGCTCTATCCACTGATTTATCGCTTCCAGGTTATACATGCATTGGCTGTTCGGGTTTGGATCACCATCAGGTGATACATGCATATATTCTCGACCAACGAACCAGGAGTTCTTTCTGGCTCGTTCAATTGTTCCAGAACGAAGACCGGTAATTTCTGTGAGTTTCTTTTCTGTGACCCACTTGTTAGGCACCAGTTGAATTACGTCGCTCATATACTCTCCTGAATCAGGCCGCGCGCTGGGCGCGCAGCTTCTTAATATGCTCGCTCTGCTCCAGTTCAGCGCGTATCTGGTGCGCTTCTTCGCGAGTGAGCGGCTCGAAATCGTTATTAAATCGGTCGATGCTTGCCGTGTTTATCCGTCCCTGGCGCCAGTAGCGCACCGTCTTATCATCACTGCTGTGAATCAGCACCGGCCATCCGTGGCTGTCGGCGTAAACCTGTCCGCGCTGTATCAGTTTGAACATCACGGCCTCCGGTGCTTACCGCGTAATTCCTCTTCCTCCTGACAGTCAGCACAGCGCTGACATCCAGCCACCAGTTCCCGACGCCGTGCCGGTATAGGGTCCCCGCAATCCACACAGTGAGTGGCCGATACCGCGTTATGGTTGATGCGCATGTTCTGGATGGTTTGTTCAAGTCGACGTTCTGCCAGCTCGTTGGCCTGATCGATGATTTCTGCGCTCATGCTGCACCGCCTTCGCTTTTTTCCGCTTCAACCGCCATCTGCTCAAGCTTTCGTGAAAGCTCGGCAGACAGTGCCTGGAACTCTTCCTCTGTCGCTACCGGGATCGGCACAAAACGGATACCGATATGAGCGAGGCCATGTGCGGCCTCAAGGCATTTCCTTAAATCAACGGGAGAGGCTCTGTTCATGCTGCACCGCCTTCAGCGCGCTCCGCCATGATGTCAGCCTTCTGCTCATCGTTGAGAATGTCATCCGACATGATGGCCGCGCGGTCACTGCCGATCCACGATATTATCCCGCTTTCTTTGATGGCCTTATTCAGCGCTTCAGCTGCATCACGTATTGCCTGTGGCAGGCAGAAGTAATCATCACCTTCCGGCATAATTTCTTCGCAATGCTGTTCCAGGTCGAATTCTGGAGGGTAGTTTGGATCGCAGATGAGTAATTGCAGCTCGCTCGGAAATACTGAGTTTTCCCAGCAGTAATCAACCAGCGATTCCACGTCAAAAAAATAGGTGTCGTCGTCGAAGATAACGAGGGGCTCGCCAGCCCACACGGCGCGCTCAAGTGCAGCGAACTTGGCCTGACGACTTTCTCGATGGCACTCTTCGCAATAGCTATGAGTTCTATGAATAGGGTGAACGTCGGGTTTATTTTTGCACTTACGGTGCGTCGCACCACTCCAACGAGCCATATGCTCATCATCACCCCAAAATCGACCATCACGCGAAACCCAACCAGTTAAGGTCTGGATGCTGGCCGCTTCATCACTATCCATCATCACGATTTTTTCAGTTTTCATGTTCATGATTCCACTCCGTAGCGGCCGCTAAGCCGACCAATAACACTGACAAATTTCACCAAACTGACGCCCATCGGCTTAACCTTCTCGTAGTGCTTGCGAAGGATGGGGGGGCATACAGCGTTCCACTTCGGTTTAGGCTTTACGCTCATCGCTTTGGTTAGCTCTTCTGCGCAGCGACGAGCCTGGGCGCGGAGGGCGTTTTCTTTCTCTTCTGGCGTCATGCTGCCTCCCGCTTCTTATTGAGGTGGGGCGCATTAGAAAGGAAAACCGCCTTTGCAAATCCAAGAGGAGTTGCGCTGCGAATGTTGGCGCGCTCGTCGCTGGGCGGACATTCGTGAATTCGGTTGTCCGGATACCAGTCAGCCACCAATCCGGCGAAAGATGTTCCAGAGATGGCCTCGATTGCCTTCTTCTTCGGCGCCATCCGGCCGCAGGCCAGCCTCACGGCGTCGATAGCCGCTTCAACCATCGGGTGCATATTCTCTGCCGGCGCCTTGAAGCCGTTACCCGTCCAGAGGCAGGTCTGCTTCGTGTAGTTGTCATCCGCGCACAGCCCAGTGAACTGGTACGGATGGAACGTGTAATCTGCCGAACCGAAGATGCTACTGAACACGCTCACCGGGTTTTCGAATGCCCACGGGCAACCGGCTGCCAAGCCAACCATCCGGCATTGCTCAGCGACCAGCGCGGCCTTGCCCTGGAAATGCGGGTCTTTGGCGCGCTTGGACTCGAACCAGCGGGAACCGGAAACAGCCACGTCCGTGCATGGCGGGAAGCCGATGACGATGACGGCGTCCTCAGAGCGGATGATCTGAGATAGCCGCGGCATCGCCTCAAGGATGGTTGCCGATATGCGCTCAACAGGACCGTCGATCGAAGTTTCAGGGTGCTGCGGGTCCACCAGAACGGCGCGATAACCTGCTTCAACCCACGGCTCAGCCATGACGCCAGTGATATCGCACAGGCAGATAATGGTTCCTTTGCTCATGCCGCCTCCAGAGTGCCGATCCGCTTTAACTCAGCCAGCGATACGGACGTGATGATGTGTCGAGGACTGATGAACGGACGCCAGATAAAAAGGAGCGAGCCTTTGGGGTTGCTCTGGCGCTTGCCTGTAACGGATGCCGGAACAAACTGGACGCGACCGCCGGTTATCAGCCTCAGTTCATCAGCTGACTGCATGGCCGAGATAAACCAGCCGGTAGAGATGTCAGCCGGCAACAGCATCACTACAGCCTGAGACTGCGCTCTGGATTGTTCGGCAGCCTTTTCCACCCATGGCCCGATATCTGAATAGGGCGGGTTACACCAGATCGCGCCGTATGACGTCCAGTCGCTGTTCAGCGAGTCATCCAGCTCAGTGAGGTAATGAGCGCAAAGCGCATTACTCTCAGAGGCTGCAGCGCCCAGCCAGAAGCCAAATTCGCGATCGAGTGCATTGAAAATTTCAATCGGCGTTTGCCAGTAGTCGCGTTCATTTTTTGGTGTTTTTGATCCGCCGAAATCAGTCATTGCGCACCTCTTTTCGTGTCCAGCTTCTCTGCAAGCCTCTGAGCTTTTAACGGGTTACTTACCACTTCACCCCAGGGCATAAGCCAGCCGCGGCGAATTACGGAGTACGTGAACTTAATTTTCCCTACGGTTATGGCGTCGCGGTAATGTTTCATTTCCATTGCTCCCCGAAGGTGAAGCCAATTTCCGCCAGCGCCTCGTCCATCTTGCTGATGAACTCCGGCACCATTTCGTTGAAGTCGGACATGTATTTGTCGTCGCGCTCAACAACCACGTGGTGAATTCCTTCTCGCTTCATGCGAGGGTCATAATTCGCGAAATACCAGGCATCCTTCCCGGTTACCCACATGCTGAATTGCACCTGGGCCATGTAGGCGGATTTGATAGCCTCGAAGCCGCCAAGCCGAAATTTCATGAAGTCGCGAGAGGTGAAAGGGCACTTCAGCTCAAGGCCTCGGCCATCACTGCACAGGCCGTCTGGTGAGCAGGCGGTGCGCATACCTTCGTCACGGAAAAGGATCGGCGACTCGGTTACCTGCACGTCGGTGGTGAACTCAAACAGGGTGCGAGCATCGGCCTCATACTGTTTCCCCCAGGCCAGCGCCTTGGCATTAACTTCCGGCGCCGCGCCGGTGCATACCTCTGCGAGCAGAGTGTGGAAATAAGACATTTTCATGTCAGTCCACTTGGTGCCTGATCTCGGCTTCGAAATGACGTTATGGACTTCCGAGGCGGTGATCACGCCCAGGCGTAAGCGGTGCCAGGCTTCATCGCCCTGTTCAACGCGGGTAACGTCAATGCCGGTGCGCGCAAGAATAATTTCGGGTGTCATGCGGCCGCCTTATTTTTTAGAAATCCGAGAGCCTTAACCGCCTCTTCTTGAGTCAGTTCTGATGATTCACGAATGTCACGGCGGAATATTTTTGAACACAGAGGCAGCAGGTCGTCATCCCATGTCTTATTCATCGTGATAAGAACGTCGTTAATCTCTTTGATGATTGCTGTTTCTGCCGGGGTAATATCGCGCTCTGGCTGGCGTTGTGCGGAAAAGTTAATACCTTCTTCGCTTTCGGTGTTCACGTGGTCTATAGCCGCGTCAAGGCGCTCACGGCGTGGCCAATATTTCGCAGCCTGTTTAACAACCGTCTTGAGGATCATCTGCTCTTCGTCTGTGAGCCACGGGCATGATGTGCCTTTGTTCTTGTAGGCTTTCCATGCTTCTGAGCGGTCTCGAATCGCGTAGATATCAGCAATGCGCATCGTGTGAGTCAGGTAGTCGCCGTCGTCACTTTTGATAACGACGTATGCACCTACAATGTCTCCGCGCTGTTCTGCGGTGTCGAAATCGTTGTAAATATGAACCGGTGGCTTATCCAGTCCCTCACGGCGGAACTGATCGTTCTTACGGACAATTGCCGACTGGCACCACTTGATAGCCCCGGATTGCTGCGCAATGTGCATCAGGCCCATGTAGCTGATGTCGAGACAGATAGCCCCTTTGCGCGGCACCAGATAAGCCAGCTTCTGAGCCGGATTAAGGGACACGCCGATCCCGGCAACATTCATTACAGCACTTCTGGTGCTAACCGGATTGCCGATGGCGACTTTAGCCAGGTAGTCGTTATTGGCGAAAATCTGCATTGCGAACTCAGATTCACGCCTGAAATTGATAGAAGGTTCAGAGCAAACCTGCTCAAATTCAGCCTTTAGTGGATTTACCAGGCTAAATACCTGTTCGATGAGTTGAGTAGCCATTATTGCTCCTCTTCAATGTTGAGTTGATGCCGGGCGATAACTTCAACCATGTAGCGAACGTGTGCCGCCATGTTTTCCTGAAAATCCACGTCATCGTCGAATGCGCGGCTTATCGCCTGTTTGCTGGCGCCGCGGCGTTGAAGTTCGTCAATGCACAGCGATTCCAGCAGACGGAGAGGGAGACCTTTCTCCATGCCATCAGCGAGCTCAGATTCTTTCTCTTCGCGCGCCAGCTGCTGGTAATGCTGATTCCAGGATTGCTCTTCAATCCGGTCCTGAAAGTGATAAGCCGCCATAAACACCTCAGTAGCTGATCCCGGTATGTGGGATATTTCCGTCTTTAATCGCAGTCAGGACTTCAATCGCCTGATCGCGGGTTAGGCTGGTATTGGCCAGCAAAGCCTTGACGATTTCAGTACCGACAGCTTTGCGATGCTTAACGTCGGCTTCGCGGCGCGCCTGCTCATCAGCTTTGCGCTTCTCTTCGGCCAGGCGGGCCTGTTCACGCTGCTCTGCCTCGCGGCGGATGCGATCGGCCTCTTCCTGCGCTTTGCGGCGCTCAGCTTCTACTGCGGCCTGCTTTTCATGCTCGGCACGCTGAATACCTTCAATGCGCTCACGCTCTGCACGCTCCCTTGCTGCTCTCTCCTCAGCCTCACGGCGGCCTGCAGCTTCCAGTTCAGCGCGGTGTCTTTTTTCCGCTTCACGCTTCGCTTTTTCTTCTGCCTGGCGCTTAATCTCTTCTTCGCGGGCAATGCGCTGGCGTTCGGCTTCTGCCGCTTTATCTGCGCGTTCACGGTCGAAATCCTTATCCATCAGCAGGGCCATTTCGTGGTCGGACTCAATCCGAGCTGCCAGCTGCCGATCGAAGTCTTCGTTCATGGCCAGTGCTTCGACGTGAAGGGCGAGCATGGCTTCTTCTGCCTTAATGCGTTCCTGCTCTGCTTCCCATTCAGTAAGGGGGCGACGCACTTCATCTTTCAGCGCATCGAGACGCTCACGAGCAACGCGGCGGCTTTCGTCGATCTGCTTTGGCAGCGCCTTCAACTCAGCGACCAGGTCTTTACCTGCGTTGTCGATGTAGGTTTTAGAACGTGCGACCTTATGAGCCATGGATGCGATAGCATCGCGGCCTTTTTTGGTGGTTACGTCCGGTACCAGGCTGCGGGCCTCTTTTTCGATCGCTTCGATAAGTGGGTCGAGCTGGTCGTTATTGGTGAAAACCGCCATCGCGTTCTTTTTCTCGATGACGACTAAATCCATTATTTCGCTCATGGTTTCCCCTGAAATTTGGTTGTGAAACGCCCGGCACCGTAATGGCTGCCTGATAGCTCAGTTAAATTCGTGCGCTGATATGCGCGGTTAATGCGTCCCGGCTGGTACCAGGTTCGGTTCGATACTGCGTGAAGCGTAGGGCCGGCGGATGTGGCGCAGATTACCCTGCGGCTCATGCCAGTAGCTGCCGTCGCGATAGTCGAAGCTGACCAGCCACGCGGCGCCGGTGCGGCGATTGCGCATCATTACGGCGCGTCCGTTGTTTGGAATTGCTTTAGCCATGGAACACCCCCGCAGCATGAAGAATTTTGATAATCAACACTGACCAGATAACGCCGCAGATCAGCAAGCAGTAAATCAGTGAACGAATGCCGTTTCTGCTCATTTTCCACCCCAGCACGGATAGCTAACTGCGATTACAGCAACCAAAAACGGAACGACCTTTAACCAAAAATTACGCCATGCTGGCTTGTCTTCTTCGCGGATCATCTCTTCACCTTTGCCTTATCGCGGCTAACGGAACGTTTTGACTTCACCCCGGCGTTGCCGGTGTTGTTTGGATGAGTTGATAATGTACTAATGGTTCATCAATGTAAAGTACCAAAAGTACATTTTAATCACGAGAATAGTTCACTTAAATGTAACTATATGAACTTTAGGTATATTTATTTTAACTCTATTCTGAAGTAGGGAGGGGTGGAGGGGAGGGTAGGTTATGCATGCAATAAAAACCCGGCGCGGTGGCCGGGAATAACATTTAGGAATCAAGGTCAGGCAGCATGATTTTCTCAATCAACGTCAATGCCCTTTGGTCTCGTTCTGCAAAATATTTAGGAGCGTACTGAGGCAGCCACACTTCGTTGAAGTGTTGTTTGAAATCTGCAAGATATTCGTTTGGGTATAGACGTACCGGGAATGTCCGGCCATCTGGGTACTCATGGTTATATGTTGGGAACGTCTTCGGCTCAATACCCCGGTTTTCACGAAGCCATTGCGAGAAAACCCTACCTTCTGAAATATCAGGGACCATTTTTTCTGGCAGCGTATATCCTGCCTGCTCAAGTGGCGCAACCAAGTTAAACGTCAGTTCATTAAGCATAGAAAAGTGGGTATGAGGAACCCTGCCTCGGTTTGTCATATACCGCTTAAGGTGGATAGGGAGTTCGGCAGGCGCTCTTTCGCCTGACATCCACTCACGCACCCATCTCGATACTTGCACTGCAAATTTTGGAGATAGCCACTGAGCTAAGTTAATTGCGATGTCTGGATGAACCCAAGTCCCTTGATTCTCTGCTCTTCCGCCTTTAAATGATTGAATTAATTCCGATATGGGAATCCCCATATCGCGGGATAATTCATCAAAAAAATCTTGCGTTGTTTTTAGTCGTGTATAGTCAGCAAGTAGCTTCCCAGCAGACTTGCACATTGCGGTGGCATTGATGTAACCGTCTTTGGTGCGAAGATGGATGACTTCTCCATCAACTTCTCTGGCGATTAATGCAAGTTGGAACTGTGTCATAAATCATCCTATTGCTGTGAAAAATAAAATAATCACCCAAACAGCTCATCAGGCCACCATAAGCACGATAGCAACAACCGAGAGCAAAGTAACCACGCCTACTATCAGATATTCTCTCATCACCCAAACACCTCATCAGGCCACTTGCCGGCTACCCATGCTTCCTGTACGTCTGCGGCATTACCAAAAAAACATAGAACTACCAGTCTGGCTCACTTAAAGTCATCCCGCTCATCCTTCCGCTTGAAGAAAACTTTATCCAGCCTGAGCACTATCCCAACCAGTCCGATAATCAGCAAAGTAATGAGTATTGGGATAATCAGATCAGACATGCTTCCTCTGCGTGCTAAGGCTTTACCCATGCTTCCTGTACGTCTGCGGCATGCTGCCGATCACCTTGCCGAACACGAACACCCGGTTCATCTCGTCTTTTTCGATCGGGTCCCAGGCTGCATAGCTCTTGTTATCTGAGATAACCAGCAGCTTGTCCTTCATCTTCTGGAGGCGCTTCACGTGTGCAGTCTCATCGTACAGGAAGGCATAAATTCCATCGCCGTCAAAGCTATTCACGCTGATATCGACAAAAAGCAGATCGCCTGGCTCAATCGTCCCTGACATGCTGTCGCCACGAACGTTGATGATTCTGATGTTCTCGGCCTTGCGACCATCAAACATCACCCTGGCGTCTTCTGGTGAATACTCAACAGAGCGAAGGACTTCAATAAATTCTCTATTGACAACGCCGGGACCTGCGCTAACAGCAATATCCAGAACATCAATCCTAAATCGCTCATTTGATTGCGATAGATGGCCCTGCTCGATGCCGTCTGAAGGATTATCACCAAGAAGGTATGATGAAGACGTGCCTATAAGCGCAGCAAGCTCATGCAGCGTTCCGCGTCTCGGTATCGACTCCCCGTTAAACCATTTGCTCACTGCCTTTGGTGTCAGCTTCATTCTCTTGGCTATGTCAGCCTGACGACCATGTGATTGCAACCCGGCTTTATCGCAGGCCAGCGCAAGCCTTTGGGAGAATTCTTTTCGCGCTTTTTCTTCGTGAACCATCTGTTCAATCATAATATCTCTTGCGTGAACTATCAGTTCCGACATAATATGTACCTACAGTTCATTTTCGAGGATTAAAAATGGCAGCATCCAGCCTCAGCGAAATCATCAAGCAAATCCGCGTACCAGTTGTCGCTAAAGCTTGTGGTCGCACCCCGAGAGCCATTTACAAATGGATCGGTAGCGGCAGCCTTCCAAGAACTGACTACACAGGCGAGACGACGTACGCGGAAAAAATAGCAATCGCCTCTGAAGGTCAGTACACAGCAGCTCAGATCTTGGAAGTTAGCAAACCAAAAGCCGTCTAAAAGGCGGCTATTCCAAACAACACCAGAGGGAGTTTTACAAATGCAAAGCGCAATAGCCCGCAACTTAGAACCGCCGGTCCTCAACCCGATTGAGCTGGAAGGGGTTTTACTCAACCGCCTTTCATCTATCGGGCAGAAGGCTTACGCGGAGATATTGGGTATCAGTGAATCAACAGTCAGTCGCAGAAAGGGGGAAGGGCATTTCGCCGACATAGCAAAAGAGCTGTCAGTGCTTGGTCTGCAGGTTGTACCGCCTGAAGCGGTAGTAGTTTCCCGGCATTACCTGCAGTCGGTAGAAACGCTTGCAGATATCGGATTACGTGCTGAGCGGTGCCGGCCTGGTCCGTTGGGATGGGACTAATGAAGGGCAGAAAAGGCGAAAGCCGCAGTGCAGCAACACTAACGGCTTTCTACGCGAATTAACTGGATCAATTCACAGGAGTAATTATGCATCTTGATGCCATTACAAAGCAAGTCGGCGTAATGACGACTATGGAAGTCCCGCAAAAATTCAGGATGGAAGGGTGGGTCTATGTCTTAAGTAATCCATGCATGCCGGGGATCTACAAAGTAGGCATGACAACGACAAGCCCAGAAGTTCGGGCTAGGGAGCTATCGTCCGCAACTGGCGTTCCGGCGCCTTTTAAAATTGAAGCTGCTTTTTATACCCATTCCCCACTGGAATCAGAAAAAGAAGTCCATGAGGTTTTATCTGAGTGGCGCGTAAATGATTCCAGAGAATTTTTCGAGCTTTCTTTAGGGGAAATCATTCACGCCTGCTCTCAGAGCTGTGAAGCGCAAGTAGGGGAGTCCGTTGAAAGCATCGCTGTTTATAACGACTTCATCACTTTCGAAACCCTTGGGAAGCTCAACGTCAATAGTCTCTTCGATGACATTGGCATAAGCGTCTTTGGTGACAAATTAGCGGCGGCTGAGCGGCTGATCCGCATCGGCGCAGATACCGTTTTTAACATCAGAAAAAAACACGGCGTCGTCATTGCCATGCATGACTCGAATGCGTACGCCATTGAGCCAGCTGATGAACAGGAACTCAGGAAGCACAGAGAAGAATATGAGTCTTTTCGGGCTGAGCGTGAGTCCCAGGGCATTTACGGCCCGACACAACCTGTGGAGTTTTAAATGGCCAGATCCAGAAATATCAAACCAGGCTTTTTCACTAATGATGAGCTTGCAGAATGCCATCCGCTGGGGCGACTTCTGTTTGCTGGTCTTTGGACCATAGCTGATAAAGAGGGGCGCCTTGATGATCGCCCGAAAAAGATTAAAGCGATGCTTCTCCCTTTTGATGAGGCTGATTGTGACGCTCTTCTTCAGCAACTCAATGACCATAAATTCATTATCCGCTACCGGGTTAATGGTGAGTGCTACATACAGATATCGAACTGGAAGAAGCACCAAAATCCTCACTGCAAAGAAGCTGCAAGTGAGATACCAGCACCTCTTGAGAACGATAAAAGCACCGGACAAGAACAGTGCAAGGAAGATGCAGAGGAAGAAAAGAAGGATTCAGAATCAATCCAAGACGTTGAAAATAAAGGAGCACCAGAACTGCATGGTACAAGCATGGTGCAGGAATCAGTAGAGGACAGTTTAAATCCTGCTGATTCCCTTAACCTGATTCCTGATTCCCTTAACCCTGATCCTGATTCCTTGGATAACACCCAAGCCGCGGCTGCGACTTGCGAAGGTGACAAAGGGGCTGAGCAGGCAACTGTTCATCAGATGGCTAGTCGATATGCATTCGAAGGTTCTGTGGTTCGTCTGAATCACAAAGACTACCAGGCGTGGTTAACACTATACCCGCTGATTGACCTGCAGTACGAGCTGCAAAAGCTGGATATCGAATTCAGTCACGAAAAGCCGAAAAACTGGTTTATCACTGCCAGCCAGAAACTGAGCTACCAGAACAAGCAGGCTGCCTCAAGGGCGCCACGCAAGGTTTCAAATAGCCGGCAGACAGAAAACTTTTCCGCTAAAGACTACGGGCAGACTGAAATCCCATCATGGGCGAGGGACTGATCATGGAACTGGAAGAAAAAATCACTGCCATTGAGCGGATGCTTGATCAGCTGAGTAAGCCACCGGAAGACATCCCGAATTGCGAGGTGGTTATCGAGCGCGTCTGTTGTGAAAAGCATGGCGAGTATGAGCAGCGAAAGCGGATCCTGACCAGCAGCATCATCAATCTGCCATCACCGCCGACACGCTGCCCGGGCTGCCTGGAAGACGAACTGAATTTTCTGAAGGATGAAAAGGTTCGCTGGGATAAGCGAGTTCGCCAGCAAACTGCAGAAAGGCTGCTTCGCCAGCTGGACATACCAGAGCGCTTCTCCACGTGCACTCTGGACAGCTACAAGCCTGTTGGGAAGGATTCTGAGCGAGCATTACGGGTCTGCCAGGCCTACGCATCAAAATGGACTGATCGCCTCCAGCAGGGCGGTGGGTTGGTTATGTGTGGCAAGCCTGGTACCGGTAAAAACCACCTTGCGCTGGCCATTGCCCGTCATGTGATTGAGCACCACCAAAGCTCAGTCATTTTCACGACGGCGCTGAAGATTGCCCGGGAGTTTAAATCGACCTGGTCAAAAACAGCCACGCGCACTGAGGAAGACGTGATCCGCTACTTCACGAAGCCAGACCTTCTCATTGTCGATGAGGTTGGTGTGCAGTTTGGCAGCGAAGCCGAGAAGATGATCATGTTTGAAATCATCAACACCCGCTACGAGCGCCTGAAGCCCACGATCCTGATCAGCAACCTCCCGAAGGATGAGCTGACGCAGTTTATCGGTGAGCGCGTCATCGACCGCATGAACGACGGCGGCGGCTGCACGATTTCGTTTACCTGGGACAGCTATCGGGAGAATCGGTCATGACTGGCAAAGACGCAATTCTGAACTACCTGAAAACGCATAAAACCTGCTGCTCGCCTGATGTCGCCGCGGATTCAGGAATGACGCATACCTGCATCAACCAGGCTGCGAATATCCTGGCAAAACAGGGCGTGCTGGTAGCTGAAGCTCGGGTATGGCGGACGGTTTACTACCGGCTGGCCACTGAAGAAGAAATTACAGGCAGAAAAAGCACCAACCAGATTTTCAACGAGTGTCGGCAAAGCCCGGCGATGAAGCGGGTACTGGCTGTTTACGGGAGAGCATCAGCATGACTATCACATTACAGGCTGTAAACGAGCTCATTCAGTCGCTGGAGAGCGCAGGCGAGCTGTCAATCAAAGAGCTGAAGTATCTGGATCTGGCGAGGGCGTTTAAGCAGCTGGCTGCGGAGAATTACCTCTTGAAATCAGCGCACCCTCAACCATTCGGTCCTGAGATGATGAAGGCTCTGGACGCGTACGAAAAGCAACAAGATGACATGCCTGAAACTGGGATGCTCGATGCATTCTTTATCCTGCGTGACAGCATCCGCTTAGGCACCCCCGCCACCGATCGCATCGTAGCCGGGATTAAGGCTGATGGGGTGACGTTGGTTAAGTCTGCATTTGAGATGCATATCCAGTCTCCATCCTGCTATCAGGACGAAATGGTAGGGATGGAATCAGCGCTGAGCATTGCATGCCAAGTAGAGTCGCAGCTGCGCGAGGGGGCCAAATGAGCATTGCCACTTATCTCAATGCCAGTCTAGCCATTCTGGGATGGGCATACATCATGTTCAAAACAGGCCAGTGGATTACCAAAAATGCTCTGAGGCAGTGGGACAAGCGCCGCAAGCAGTCTCGCCGCCAGAAGGCCGTGAATGAGCTTTATGAGGTGTTTGAACTTAACAAGCTGGAGTCAGGATCAACCATGCGCATAGTCACCAAAGGCGACCTGACAATCATGATGTATCGCAGCGAAGGAAAGGCCAATGACTGATATCACCGAACTGGCGCAGAGCCTGAAAGCGGCAGCAGAGAAGGCTACTCCTGGTCCGTGGGGGGTGGCGCGCGATGGCAAAACGCTGGTATCTAACCAATCGCATCCAATCGCGACTTTAGCAGATGCCATGCATCGGATGCTGGCTGACGGTAGCACCGGAAAAGACGCAGAGTTCATTGCCCTGGCTAACCCTGCAAACATCCTCGCACTGGTAGAGGCGCTGGAGAAGGCGCAGCGTGCTAACGCCGCTCAGGATGACCATATCAATCAGCAACAGGACCGCATCAACCGGCTGGAGAAGCGTAACTCTGAACTTGGGAAGCACGTAAGAATGCTGGAGAAGCGACTTAGGGGCACAGAGGAGAGTCTGATTGCAGCCACGGACATGGTAAGCGAGCTGGAGTCCCGCACCGTCACCCCTGTGACTTATTCCGAGAATGCCGACGCTGACCACTGCCGCAAATGGGCCTGGGAGCAGGTTAAAGGCGAGGTATTAACTGAAGAGTGGACCACTGGCGATAACATCACCTATTTCGGCTTCTTCTGCTGGGGATGGGATATGCGCCGTCAGTACAACGAGCAGCGCCCGGTCACCGTGAATCTGCCGCGCCCTGGCTTCGTCACTATCTCAGGTGAGCGCACGGCTGTTTACCTGAAGGATGATGTTGATGCAGCGCTGGCCACCGCCGGCATCAGGGAGGGCGAGTGATGCGTAAATCATCAATAGCAATCGCGATGGCTTTAGCCTCGATAGGCACAGCTTCTGTGGCGTGGGAAAGAACTATCTGCGCGCTTCAGCCGCAATCATATCCAGTTTCAAATCGGCATACGGGGAAAGCGGCCGAGCGCCGCAACGCAAAGCGCCGCAGGAGAGCAAAGAAATGACCAGCAAATTAACCATAACAGACGAGCGCCTGGCGGAATTAGTGGCGTTCAAGCCATTACCTGGCACCGATATCAACTCGGCTACCCGGGACGAATGGATGGCGATGGCCGCAGAGCTACAGGAACGCCGGCAGGCCGCAATGGACAGCGAGCCGGTGGCAGATGACGGTATTTTCAGGCACGGTGACGCTGTTGGTGTTTTCAATGTTGGTTGCGAAACCTGCCCTGATCATCTCGTCGCCTGGACTGTAAAAGGCAAGAACTTGCCATCTGGGAATTACTGGCTCTACATCTCACAGCAGCCAGAGCCTGTAGTTCCGCAGGATGTGCTGGACGCATTGCAGAAGGTTGCTCGTATACGCCTCGACCTGAATGACTTCGACGGCGATCGCCGCGGTATTGCTGATTGCCTTGGTGATGCCGAAGAGGCGTTAATCGAGGTAGTAAACCGCCGCGCCGCCATGCTGCAGGCTGGCAACTCTCCGGTAATTCCGGATGGTTGGACAGGGAACGACAAAGCAAACGCAGCGCTGATGATGCTCGATCGGATTGAAACGGTAGATCCGGTTGACGATGACCGCATCGACGGCATTAAGCGCATTGTTCGTGAGCTCGCAGCCGGCCCGCAGGAGGTGAAGTGATGTCGAAGCTAACTTTCGTAGTTGAGTTCGAAGATGGCAAAGAGCCGCCGGTACACGCGAACATGGAAGTGTTTGGCGGGAAGGTGGTTGCTGTGGCGTTCCGTGACGCGCTGGAAGAACCAGACTAGGGCGTATGATGAGGTTGCGCCATTCGTTGAAAAGTTGGTGACACAATGTTACCAAGCGCAAGCCTCTGCAGAACAAGCGTTGCGACTGGTCACGCGTTAATTTAGAACTTGAAAGGCAAAAGAAACGATCTTACGTTGCGCGATAATGCCCTTTCATAAAGAAGGGCATTTTATGCAACGCTTCCTAAGCCCTGATATTTAGGGGGATTGTTAAAAATCGCATCTTTTTTGCTTCGTTTCCCGTGACAAGATCCCGTTACCTGTTAAAATCTTTTGCACAGATTCAGTGATGTGAATCTTCATAAAAAGAATAAAAACATAAATTTCAAAGAGTAATCAATAAAAATGCAGGCTCAACCAAAGACTAAACACCAAGAGTTGGTCGATAAGCTAACATCCTATATAGACTCTAAATCTCAGTTACCTGAGTCTGATGTGTTGGAAATTGAGCGCGAGATCGCGGCATTGCACGTTGAATCTCGTTCTTATGTAACTGCGTTACTAAAGGTTGCGTTGCATAATCATGATGAAGCTGTCGAGTGGTTCAAAGATGCTATGGTTACAGCAGGTGACAATTCCTCAATTGTTGCAGGTAACTATGTTGGATATCTGAGTTGCTCGGCACATAACCTCTTCCATCGAATGGAAGTGTTTCGATTGGCTGAATTGTTCAGTAGTCAACGAATTTGGAAGATGGCTAGAAATGCGGCGTTTTGTGTAGGCAATGAAAAGCTTGTCAAAAGGTTTACTGTTAAGTTGAAAGCATTTCTCGACGGTAAGGAACGGGAAGACCTTGAGAAGGAGGGCGCGCGAATGGTGGAAGTTATTGCACAATTCAAAGAGGCCACTAAGCTGACTTCATCTGAGATCGAGCAACTCTGCGATGCGGCTGAGAAAATTGCTAATGATCATGGCGTGAACTGTATTGGAGTGGAGTATTTCCTCTCTGGTGGTTATGACAATGCCCTGATCGTTTGTGCAGAAACCCAAGACGCGAACGTGCTCACAACGTTGAATTTAGAACTGATTTCTATGCTTGCTGAAGACGCTTATATTGATCGTCCTTTTACTTCGTGGTTTAAAAGCACCGAATTGAAAGGGGTGGAGATATGAGTGTATCCGGGCAGGATTTCATTGAGTTTGCCAAAAAATGCCTTCAATTCAATGATGAAATTGGTTATAGGAATGCCGTTGGCCGCTCTTACTATGGCGTATACCATGAGATCTGCGGCAAGCTTGAACACTGTTACGTACTGGATTCTCACGAAGAGGTGAGAAAGTATTTGATGAGTCCGACTCGGTGTAAAAAGGAACCTTACGATAAAGAGGGGCTCAAAAAAATAGGGGCTTATCTGCACCATCTTCATGTTCAAAGAAAATGGGCTGATTATACCCTTAACCGCGACATGCACAGGTCTGATGCTGAGACGGTGATAAATATCGCCAAGGACGCTATGGATAAAATCCAGTCTGTTCATGAGGAAGTTTACCCAGCTCCAGCAGCGTAAAACAACTCTAAGAAAACCACCTCAAAGGTGGTTTTTTTTCGTCCTGAGATTGAGGCAGTGAGGTGCTTTCTTGTTGCACCACCCGGAAAAATCGACTGGATTTCCCTCAACGGTGGGCTTTGTATGTCCGTTATGCGAAACCCCGCCATATTTGAGCGATAGCGTTGTGGAGAGGATAACTAGGCTAGAAACATCGGTCATGCCGGATGGGCCCGCCACAGGAATAAAATCTGATTGGTAGTGATGTATAATCCCCTCCATCAACCAAGGGGATTTTTTATGTCGAAGTGGAACGTTGCAGCCAAACCGAAAGAAGAGCAGGACAAAGTTAACGTTGACCTGGCCGCATCCGGCGTCGCCTACAAAGAGCGGATGAACATGCCGGTTATAGCCGAGCAGGTAGCGAGGGAGCAGCCAGAACACCTGCGCGAGTATTTCATGGAGCGCGTGCGCCACTACCGCGAGCAGAGCATCCAGCTGCCGAAAGCATCCGATCCGCGTTACATCGAGATGGCGGAACAGAACACCAAGAAATAGCCTATGCTCATTTTGCAATTTGGGTTATAGCCCGTCATAATTCCATTGTTAGCCTGAACAACTGACAACTTTACCCCGGCGCCAAGTGGGGACACATGGCGCACAAAACCGTAAAACAAACCCTGTCACCGATGGCGAAAGCCACCGGCGATTTTCTGCATTCATCGTTTTACCTCTTCGGAGGTGAAGCGTGAAGCAACAATTCTGCCTCATCAACGACAACGTAAAGCGTAACGTCGTCAGCTTCATTGAATCCCTTCCTGTCGATCGCCGTTCGCCAGTCATCATCGAGGCACGCGAGGAAAGTCGCACTGACAAACAAAATCGTCTTATGTGGCCACTTTTGAAGGACCTGAGCGATCAGGTTTCCTGGTACGGCGAAAAGCTGGAGCCGGCAGAGTGGAAAGACCTCATCACCGTACTTGTCAGCCAGATGCAAAACCCTGAGCGTGAGCAGAAATCCGCCCCGGGCATCAACGGCGGCCGCGTCTACTTCGGAGTTCGTACCTCTCAATCCAGCAAGCGCTACATGGTCGAGGTTATCGAGGCGATCTACTGGTTCGGTACCGAGCGCAATGTGAAATTCAGCGAGAAGTCTAATAGCCGCATTGCGTGGGCCCAGGACTGGAGGGCTTCTCATGAGCAGCCAACTCGCTAAGGTCATCGAGCGCGGCATCTTCCGCGTTCCTGCGCGCCGCCGGCGCAAAGTCGAAGTAAAGCCTTCCGACATCCCAACCTTTCACTATACGGCCCACCTGGCGGATGTCCGCTGGCTGCGCCACGCCGCCAGAAGGAAAATCGCATGAGCATTTATCAACGCATTAACGGCGCTGAATGGCGCAACGTGTGGGTAGTGGGCGATCTGCATGGTTGCTATACGCTTCTGATGTCAGAGCTGGATAAGGTCGGATTCGATGTGACTTGTGATCTGCTGATCTCGGTTGGCGACCTCGTCGACCGCGGTGCAGAGAGTGTGGAATGTCTTGAGCTGGTCATGATGCCCTGGTTTCGCGCAGTACGCGGTAATCATGAGCAAATGATGATCGATGGCCTTTCTCAGCATGGCAATGTTAGCCACTGGCTGGTAAACGGCGGCGGATGGTTCTTTAACCTGGATTACGACAAAGAACGCCTGGCCAAAGCTCTCGTGCATAAGGCCGTCGAGCTGCCTCTCATCATTGAGCTTGCTACCGGGGATAAGAAAGTCGTGATTTGTCACGCTGATTATCCGCATAACGAATATGAGTTTGATAAGCCAGTCGACTTCAGCCAGGTGATCTGGAACCGCGAGCGAGTCAGTGAATCGCAGGACGGAATCGTGCATGAGATCACTGGTGCAGACCTGTTTATTTTCGGCCATACCCCGGCGCGTCAGCCGCTCAAATATGCCAATCAGATGTATATCGACACCGGCGCGGTATTCGGTGGGCGCCTGACATTGCTGCAGGTGCAGGGCGGTGACCATGCGTAAGCCGATCCGTCGCACCTGTAAAATATGTAAGGCCAAATTCACAGCAACTTTCGACAACGTCTGGTGGTGTTGCCCAGAGCATGGCGCGAAATATGGGCTGCAGGAGCTTAAAAAGAAACTGGAGAAAAAGAAACAGGTTCAGACTCAGCAAGAGCGTGTAGCCTGGCGGAAACGTAAAGCTGCGGTGAAACCTCTCAAGCACTGGGAAGACATGACCCAGCGTGTCGTTAATGACTTCATTCGCGAGCGCGACTTTGACCTGCCGTGCATCAGCTGCGGCACATTCGAAACGGTCCAGTGGGAAGCCGGGCATTACCGCTCCCGCGGGAAGGCGTCACACTTGCGCTACAACGAAGACAATATCAATAAGCAGTGCCATCACTGCAACGTGCAGATGTCAGGGAACCAGCAGCAGTACCGCATCGCTCTGATAGAGAAAATCGGCGCTGAGCGCGTCGAGGCGCTCGAAAACAACAATACCCCTCACCGATATACCATCGAAGAACTGGAAGGCATCAGACGCCATTACAGCGCGCTACGCCGTGCGCTCATAAAACAACGGGAGGCCGCATGAACCAGGACGTAATTGAGCGCATCCGGGAGCGCTGGCAAAAGCTCCGCCTCTTCCGGCACCGCGGAACGGTGATGACCGACTATCGAATATTGAAAAACTTTGTTCGCATCTATCAGACCCTGGGAGAGTCAGCATGAAACTGGAACTAACAAACGAACAGCACCAGTGGATCGATCAGTGGCTTCAGCTCTGGGGGGCATGGTGCCAGACAGGGAAGATAGATAAGGCGATGATAAACATGATCGCCAAGTTTATGGCGACAGTTGAACCGCAGGCATCATCCAGGCCCGTTTGTAGTGACGACGATGGAATGCTCATTGACGCTGTAATCCGGCATTACCTGAAAAATGTAGATGAGAATGCATGGAAGGTAATTTTTGCCTATTACGTCTGCAACTCAAGTGAGATAAGGATCGCCTCATGGCAGCATGCAGTGAGCAAACCTCGCCTGATGAAGACGCGCGCAGGGAATCAGTATAAGCACCCAAGCATTTCAACCATCCGCCGGGAAGTTAAGCAAGTTATCAATGCTTCGTTGTTTTGCCTTTATCAGCCACTACAAAATGCATTCAACGATCGCGAAAACGTGAGGAAAATTGCAAAAAACAAACAGAACGTGCTTGCATTTTAATGAACAAATGAGCAATATATTTAGTGTAGGTTGCCGTATTTGCGTTTGACCTATCAGAACTCCAAAGCCTCGCCATCGTGCGGGGCTTTTTTATGCCTGCAATCCGGTCAGGGATCTTGGGTAGAGACGTGCTGCACGACACGTTAAAGCCCATACGCGAGAGCCCTGAACAGATTGCTGGTTTAGCTCAGCAGGTAGAGCGCCTGCCTTGTAAGCAGGATGTCGGCGGTTCGATTCCGTCAATCAGCACCAAACCCAGCCAGGGTATCTTCGGCCCAAAGAGCCGGCATTGTTCGACCCTTGTTATCTTTTGCCTGCCTTAGCGCTGGCTTTTCTATTTCAGGCTCACGGGGATCATCTACGACGTGCTTTGTTGATAAATCCAGCCCGTGAAGCCTGACCCTTTTCTTACACACAGCGCCATCCGTCATTAACGGAGGTGAGGCTATGACCAAAATGAGCACCATTTACAGCAGACTCTCATACGGCACCGGGACCGCGCTGACGGGCTGCGGTGTCTCAGCAAAGGCTTACGCCGATGTAGCAAAAACAGAGGTATGGATTTTGGCCGACAAAGTGGCGGGTATGAGCCTGAGTGACTGGGCGATCGTTGTCGGTATTGCATGCACTGTCATTACCTGCGGCGTGAACTGGTATTACCGGCGTAAAGAGCGGGAGGACCGGCTGAATGGCTATGTCAACAAAGCTGAGGAATAGCGTTATTGCTGCTGTTGGTGGCGGTGCTATTGCTATTGCCTCCGCGCTCATAACAGGGCCGACCGGTAACGATGGTCTTGAGGGTGTGCGGCACGATCCCTATCAGGATGTGGTTGGTGTCTGGACGGTTTGCTATGGACACACCGGCAAAGACATCATGCTTGGCAAGAAGTATACCGAGGAGGAGTGTCGCGCTCTGCTCAACAAAGACCTGAACACCGTCGCCTCCCAGATTAACCCGTATATCAAACAGCCGATCCCCGAAACGATGCGTGGGGCGCTGTACTCGTTCGCGTATAACGTTGGCGCTGGCAATTTCCAAACCTCAACGCTGCTGCGCAAAATCAACCAGGGCGATCAGAAAGGTGCATGCGACCAACTGCGCCGCTGGACGTATGCCGGCGGTAAAGAGTGGAAGGGCCTGGTAACGCGCCGCGAGATTGAGCGCGAAGTGTGTTTGTGGGGGCAGAAATGAGCCGCTTAACCGCCATTATCAGCGCAGTGGTTATCCTGCTGCTTTGTTGTGTTTTCTCATGGCGTTCTGGCTGGAATTCTCACGCTGACCATATCAACGCTCTGGCGGCTAAGAAAAAAGAGAAGGCCGAAAAAGTCATTCAGCCGGTAGAGCAAAAGGCCGCTGCCGCCTCAGAAGAGGGCAAGGTCATCTACAAAACCATAACCCGCGACGTGGTGAAATATGTCCAGTCTCCGAATCGTACTGTGTGCAAGTTTGACGATGATGCTTTGCAGCTGCGCCAGCGAGCTATCGACGCTGCCAACGCCATCCCCGGATTTGATGAACCCGCCGTGCAAAGCAAGTGACGCAGGGAAAGATACCGATGAAGACCTGCAGTCAGACGTCGAAACCGCTCAATGCCTGCGCCAACTGCGGTTAGATAAATACCGTTGGCAGGCCTACTACCGTGCAGTGAGTCAGTAGCGGGGCTACGTTGCCGTTCCTGCATGGCGAGGTCGGCGTGATAAAAAACCCCGAAGAGGATATCCAAAAGTAAACGGGGCGCTGAATGAACAGCTAATGACTAAACAATACATCGTGTATCTAAATATGTTTAATCATTTCGCAACCCGGACCATATTGCGGAGGAGTACACCTGTGTTTTGGCGTAGGACTGCTATCGGCGCTGGGGAAGTGCAACCGGGATAAGGCTGATATCAGGCAGGTTGACTCTAAGCGTCAATAGCAGGACTACATCCGCACGCAGTGTCTGAAATAGCAAAGTGAGTTAAAATCATCAGTGGCTAGGGTAGCTCCCGAAAAGCGGCATCGTCACCGCCTGCCACTGATAACCTGACGAGCAACTACGACGAGGTTGTGTATGTTACCCATAAATTCTTACCACGATGTTTTCGTGGAAATAGAAGGCGAGAAGGTCCAATTTTCAAACCTCCCATTTAATATGATTTTGCAGCTCACCAGGACAAGCGGCTGGGAGTTATGGCGCACTAACGATGGTCGTGATGGCGTTGTGGTGACCGGCGAGTTTCACGCAGAGACCCAGGAATCCGAGCGTTTGCCATTCCGCATGTGGTTTGGTGACGAGTTGGTTTTTGATAATACAAAAAAATAACAAACGTAACTAATTACATAACAAGGTCGCTACGGCGGCCTTTTTTATTGGCATTACAGAAGTCATTCTCAGAATGGCTTCGATAATGTTTATTAAATGCTACTGAAGCAAGTCTGAAGATTCATTTTTAGAATTATATATAAGTTTAACCAGGCGTCGGTCTCCGTTTTCTCGGGATTGTATCAACGTCACCCAGAGGAATGTTCTGTATGGCTGATTTTGAAGACCGCAGACCATACCCTCCCGCCAACTTCACTGGCGAAAACTGGCTGCCGTATACCCGGATAATCCCGGCCTCTGAAATCAGCGAGTGGGTTAACCAGCACATCCTCTCTGAAGAAGGCCGAATCCATAACCCCGACCACGCCCACCTGCTCGATGCTGACGTCGCGTTTATGTGGGCCTCCGGCGCATTCGAGAAGAAGGGGCGTTATGTCCTCGGTCAATGCGAGCAGGTAATGCTCCGCGCCGGCGGATGGCAGAAAGCCCGAATGGAGCAACAGATGCATGAATGGTTCGGCCGTATACCGAAGTTCATCATCACCCTGGCTGCCGACTACTGCGAGCAATGCAACGATCTGGAGTTCTGCGCACTGGTAGAGCATGAGCTTTACCACATAGCCCAGGCTACCGATGACTACGGCGCGCCGAAGTTCAACAAAGAGACCGGTATGCCGGTGTTGAAACTTCGCGGCCACGACGTCGAAGAGTTCGTTGGAGTGGTCCGGCGTTACGGCGCCAGCAAAGACGTGCAGGAAATGGTTGATGCGGCGAACAGGCCGGCGGAGGTTGCTCATATCGATGTTGCCAGGGCTTGCGGGACTTGCATGCTGAAACTGGCTTAATTCTGGAATGCTTTGGAAGGATGGTGATTCATGGCTGCACTAAAACCAGAGGTGAAAGCCGCCATCGTTCAAATGCTTGCGTGCTATGACACCCTGTCGATTGTGGTCGACGCCATCCAAAAAGACTATGGGATAAGAGTCACCCCGCAGCAAGTCGAATCGCACGACCCGACGAAGGTCAGCGGCAAGGGACTGGCGAAAAAATGGGTCGACATGTTCAACACCACCCGCGACCGCTTCCTCAACGAAATTTCCGACATCCCGATCGCCAATAAGGCCTATCGCCTGCGCGTCCTGCAGCGAATGTCCACGGACGCCGAAAAAATGAAAAACATGGGCATGACGGCGCAGTTGCTGGAGCAGGCTGCTAAAGAGGTTGGGGATGTCTACACCAACAAACAGAAGGTTGAGCAAAGCGTTGTTGCCACCCATAACGTTATGCCGGTCCCGTCCTGCGATAACGTTGATGACTGGGAAAAGGCGGCACAAAAACAGCAGGGCGAGGTATTGGGTGGATGAATTACAAAGCAGTATGGAAGCCTCTACCTGGCTCGCAATCGCTCTCACTTAGCTGTCCATGTAATGAGATCCTCTACGAGGGAACGCGCGGCCCCGGAAAAACAGCGGCGCAGTTGGCTCGCTTTCGCCGGCTGGTAGGTCTGGGCTATGGCTCATTCTGGCGTGGGGTGATTTTCGATACCGAGTATAAAAACCTCACCGACATCATCACGCAGTCGAAGCGTATGTATCGCCTGTTCAACGACGGGGCACGCTATCTCGCGTCTGCGTCAGAGCTGCGCTGGGTATGGCCTACGGGCGAAGAGCTGCTCTTCCGCTTCGGGAAAGAAGAGAGCGACTACTGGGACTATCACGGGCAGGAATTCCCGTTCATCGGGTTCAACGAACTGACAAAGCAACAATCAGCCGAGTTCTACGAAATGATGTTCTCCTGCAGGCGCTCATCGTTCAGGCCTGAGAATTATCCGCTTGCTAACGGCTCTCTGCTTAGGCCGATCCCGCTTGAAACGTTCAGCACGACTAACCCCTTTGGTATCGGCCATACGTGGGTGAAGAAGCGCTTCATAGAGCCAGCGCCTCGCGGAACCATCATTCGCGAAACTCAGCGGGTCTTTAACCCTCAGACCGAGAAAGAAGAGGATGTGACGCTAACCCGCGTTGCAATCCACGGCTCATTCAAAGAGAACCCGTATCTTGATCCGCAGTACATCGCGACCCTGATGGCTATCAAAGACCCGAACCGGCGTAAAGCGTGGGTAGAAGGTTCATGGGACGTCACCAGCGGCGGCCGTTTCGACCATCTGTGGAATGAATCGCTGCACGTAATAAAGCCGTTTCGCATACCGGATAGCTGGACCGTTGACCGGTCCCATGACTGGGGCGAGTCAAAGCCGTTCTCCAACCTGTGGTGGGCGCAAGCAGATGGCACCGTCGCCGAGCTGCCTGATGGCCGCCAGTTCTGCCCGCCGGCCGGCTCGCTGATCTTGATTGGTGAGTGGTACGGCTGCCCGCCGGATGAGCTGAACAAGGGCCTGAATATGTCGTCCACGAACGTCGCTAAAGGCGTGGCGTGGATAGACAAGCGGTTAGTGGGCGAAGACGTCGACGAACCGGAAGAGATTCAACTCGACGGGGTTACGCAGGGCCAGTTGCACATTATGCCTGGCATCTGCAGCGAGGTTATTCCTGGGCCGGCTGACGGCTCGATATTCAACACCGGGGATAACGAGTTATCGATCGCTCAGAAGATGGAGAGTCAAGGCGTTGAATGGCTTGCAGCCGACAAAAAGCCCGGTTCTCGCATCAATGGCGCGTCGATATTCGCTGACATGCTGGAAGCTGTAATCGAAGGTAAGAGGTTGGAAGCAGGCGTGCCTGAGAAGCCAGCCTTCTACGTTTTCGACTACTGCCGAGGCTGGATTAGCCGTATCCCTGTGCTTGTCCGCGACGATAAAAACCCTGACGACGTAGACACCCAGCAGGAAGATCATGACTGGGATGGCACACGTTACCGCGTACTGCACTCACCTCGCAAAACTGGCGCAATCTTCTTCACATAAGGACAACTCAGTGAGTAACACTACAGAAATGCAAGTCCTCGCTGGGCTCATTGTGAACAGCCTTAACGAGGTTGGCCGTGCGCGTCAGCTATATGCATCAGGGATCGGTAAATCCGGTAACACGAAGCGTCACCACCTTTGGTGCGAATTCGGCTACCCAGAGCGACTCGACTTTGACCACTTCTACAACATGTATGAGCGTAACGGCGCAGCGTTCGGCGCGGTGCATAAGCTGCTCGATGCATGCTGGACTGATACCCCGGTGATCGTCGACGGCGATGAGACGAAGAAGTCGAAGAAGTCGACGCCGTGGGAAAAGAAAGTCACCAAGCTCATGAAGAAGCATTGGGCGAAAGTGAAGGATGCAGATCGGCGCAACCTGGTCGGGCATTACTCAGCACTTATCCTCCAGTTTGCAGACAGCAAGGAGTGGTGGGAGCCTGTCGATCGCAGCGTGATGCGAAATTCTCGCGAGCGCGGCCTGGTCAAGATGATCCCCGCATGGGAAGCGCAGGTTAAACCCGGTGATCTTGAGCAGGACCAAAAGTCTCCAGACTACGGCATGCCGAAGTTCTACTATTTCCAGGAACAGCAGGTCGGCGATAACGGAAATATTTCCGGGCCGATGCGGTCTATTAAGATCCACCCTGAGCGCATCATCATGTTTTGCGAAGGGTCAGAAGACGAGACTTCGCTGGCTGGCATTCCTTTCTTGCGTGCTGGTTATAACGATCTGCTCGACATGGCAAAGACCTCCGGTGGTAGTGCCGAGGGCTTCCTGAAAAACGCCAGCAGGCAGCTCGGCATTAACATGTCAAAAGACACCAATCTCAAGACCATCGTCGAAGAGGCCAAGAAGGCTGGATATTCTGGACTTGCTGAAGCGCTGAATGCTGCAATACAAAAGTTAAATTCTGGTACAGACTCAGCTCTGGTAACCCAAGATGGGGAGGCAAAAGTCCTTTCTGTCGCTGCTGCCGATCCGAGTCCAACGTGGACAGTGTCTGCTAACCAGTTCTCATCTTCAGTTCAGATACCATTCACCATCCAGTTTGGTCAGCAAACGGGCCGTCTGGCCTCCGATCAAGATAAGAACGACTTTGCTAAGCGTTGTAATGGACGTCGTGCTGGATTCCAGACTGGCCGTGTAACCGCTGTAATCGAACGTCTATGGGCCGTGGAAGTTATCGAACCACCTAAAGCTGGCGAAATCACGTTAACCTGGTCTGATCTGCTCGCTCCAAGCGAGAAAGAGAAGATTGCCAACATGAAGGAAATGGCTTCGGTCGCGAAGGATACCCAGCAAGCGTACGGCACGCCTGCTGTTGATGAGAATGAGGTCAGGGAAGCAGGGGAGCTTGAGCCGCGTGAGGATGTTAAGACGCCTGACCCAAATAAAAAGGTAACTACCGATGATCCTCTTTCCGATGACCCAGGAGCAAAAGAGTAAAGTCGGCACACCGATAATCCCCCGTAGCAAAGTCGACCCCACGCAATCAGCCAGGCCGGTTAGCAAGATGTTTCAGGATATCGAAGGCCGGTATCTGGATATTAAGCGTCGTTTGAAAGTGCTGTTTGACCAGCGACTGACTGGCCGGCAGCGGGAGGTTAATGGCGAACGGTCATGGTTGATGTGCAATAACGGAGGTGCTGAGCCATCGCTATATCAGGTGAATGCCGGCACCTACATTTACGACATGACAGCGGCGCAGTTAGCCGACCTTCTCCAGATTGTGCAAACGATTCTGGACGATGCTCTGCTGGACGGTGGCAGCCAGAACCTCTGGGCGCTGGATTATGTCGCCGCAGAGTATGAGCGAGGAACGCAGCAAGCCTTCACGAATTTGTCGGTACAGTCGCCGGTATACGCCAGCCAGACGACATTGCAGGTGCTGCTTTCCAGTCCGGCGTATCAAAACCAGATTGCCAGTGCTTACATCAGCACATACAGCGACTGGAAGGGGATAAGCGATTCGGCGCGCGCTGACCTCGCTAACGTCATTGCCGATGCGATAGGCCGGGGAATTAATCCCCGCGAAACAGCCAGCATAGTCAGCAAGCGCTTAGACGCTTCGATGTCGCGGGCGAAGAACATTGCCCAGACTGAGCAGGTCGGAGCACTGCGTCAGGCGCAATGGAACGAAACGGACTGGGCTGCTGACAGGCTCGGGCTGAAGACCGGCCTGCTGTGGCTGTCAGCGCTCAAACCGACGACGCGAACCTGGCACGCCAGCCGTCACGGCAAGGTGTACACCACCGAGCAGGTGCGGGACTTCTACGCCGAGAACGGCAACCGGTACAACTGCTATTGCAGCCAGATTCCGGTGCTCCTCAATGACGACGGCAGCATATTCAACAAAGGGCTGGCCGAGAAGTTGGCGGCGGAACGCAAGCAATGGGCCAAGGCAGCATAGAGGGAAATTGCATGATAAATAAGGCGCCAGACTTAGATAACGGCTTAAGGCTGTTTGAGAAAAACGGAAGTATCGGTGTTTGCACAATGGACGGCAGGCCGATTAACGGCCTCATTTCGGTTATCGCGCACTCCGAATGTGGGGAAATTACCCGCGCCACTATTGAGGTGGAAGTCTTCAACGAAGAAAAGAGTCGCGCTATCCATACCGCCAACCGGCATAGCCACAAGAAAATTTCATAACGAGGACCCAGCATGAAACGCAACCGCGTTAACGTGCTGACCGTCGTCAACTCCGCTTCAAACATCACCACTGAAACCATCGACGGCAAGCCACATATCGTGGTTCGCGGCATCACGCCTGTCGTGGACGATATCGTGATGAACCGGAAGTTGTACCCGGCAGCAGAAATCGAAAAGGCCTACAACACGCTGGAGCGTAACCCGATGCCGCTGGGACACCCGAAAGTGGACGGTAAGCATGTGTCTGCGCGTGACGTCCGGGCGGTAAATAACTACCACGTCGGCGCATGGCTCCAGAACGTCAGCCACAAAGAAGGAAAAGTCAGCGGCGATATGTACGTTGATCGCCAGTACGCGGAGTCGAGTGAGAAGGGCCGGCGCCTTGTTAATCGACTTGATGAGATGATCGCCGGCACTAACTCTGAACCTATCCACATCTCCACCGGACTGCTTTATTCCGGTATCGCCGCCAATGGCGAGTCGAAGGGCAAAAAGTACAACGAGATCGCCACCAACATGATGTTTGACCATGTTGCGGTGCTGCTCGATGAACCTGGCGCGGGAACGCCATCTGAGGGCGTAGGCATTTTCGTGAACTCCGAAGGCGAAGAGGTAGAGATTGAAGTTGCTCTGCTCTCTGACGCCGCGGACTGCACCCGCGAGGGGCTGCTCAACAAAACGAAGTTCTTCTTTACCAACGCCTCGAATTTCTCTTTCGACGATATCAAGCGTGCCATCAGCGACAAGCTCCACGAAGGGCGGGCTGATGATAAGTGGCTCTGGCCCGAATCCGTCTGGCCGGACAATTTCATCTACCGCGATGAAGCCAAATATTTCAAACAGAAGTACCTCATCGATGACGACGGCAAAGCCGTGTTCGTCGGCGAACCACTCGAAGTCGTGCGCAAACCCATTGAGTACGAGATTAAAACCAACGGAGAGAACGATCCGATGAAAGAACTGATTATCAATGCGCTGCAGGCCGCTGGTAAGCCGACTGAAGGCAAGTCCGATGCCGAGCTGATGGATGCTTACAACCAGTTAGCGGCAGAGAAGACGGCAGCCAAGAAAGAAGGCGAGGACGAAATCGACCCCACCACCGGCAAGCCTAAGAAAAAAGAGCAGGCCAGCAACAGCGAAGAAGCGCCGGCATGGTTTAAGCCATTTGCTGATGATTTGGCAGCCGTTAAGTCAGGCCTTGCCGTGAACGCTGACAAAGAGAAAGGCGAAAAACGCGCTGCCGTAAAAGCGAAATTCGGGCTGGATGACCTGGCGGTGAATGCGCTTGACGGCGCCGCCCTTGATGGCCTGTTTGCTCAGTGCCAGACCTCTACCGGCCTGAATGGTGCATTCCGTCCGGTCAACAACAACGATTCTTTCAGCGAAATGCCGGAGTAAAAAATGGCTAAAGACGGGAAACACGTAATTCACGCGGGCGGGATTTTCCCCAACCCGCAACTTAATCGTGAAGGTTCTGCGGCCGCAGCGTTTCTGCCGGGTACCGTTATCTTTTTCAGTGCAGCCAAGCCTACACCGTCTGTTGATGGCGCTGAAGACGCGATTCTTTACGTTGCTAACTACGACTATTTGCGCTGCAAAACGGTTGACGATGCCTATGCGATCGGTGACTGGGTGGTAAACATCCAGCCAACGCCTGGCGTTTTCCTCAACGTTCGCGCTGCCGCTGGTACCTACACCAAGGGCCAGCCGGTTTCTGTGGCCAATGGCCAAATTAAAGCACTGGCAGAGGGTGAAACCATCTTTGCCTATGTCGAAGAAGACAAGTCCCTGACCGCCACAGCAGGCGATCTGGTTCGCGTCGTGTTCAAGTAAGGAGAGACTGAATGTTTGTATTTTCCACCCGACGCGCGACTGAGACGGGCAACCTTGAAGCCAACCAGGCGCAGTTTAACGAGCTGCAAATGGCGCGCAACATGAGTGCTCAGGCCGTTGCTGATTTCGTATCCCGCACCCGCTGGCGTGGTGATGCGGCAAACACTCCGGCGCTGGACGCGACGAACGCTGTCGACGATATCCGCCGCCTGTATCGCGCTTACGACCAGACTGTGCTGGCTGAGTTTGAGCCCGCCACTGAATTCACTCTGCTTAATGACCTGATCCCGCTGTCCCGCTCTGTCCGTCTTGAAGAGTCAGTGTACGAGTACGCTCGCACCGGTGGCCGCGGCTGGGCGCATACCTCCATGTCCGGCCAGATTGGTGCGGCGCTGGATGCGCGCGCGTACACCTTCGACGGTACGATGGTTCCGATCCACGATTCCGGTTTCAAATTCCAGTGGCGTGACCCGATCTTCAACAAGGGTTCTGCTCTGGCTTCTCTGGCTGATGCTCAGCGCGGGTCTGTTGATGATGTTCGTCGCCAGTACGTTGATTACGTCTTCAATGGTTTCCGCGACTCTGCCGGCAATTATATTGCTTTTGATGGCAAGACCTGGAAGGGCGTGAAAGCCGATGAGCGGGTTCAGGTTGTCGATCTCAGCGCTTCCGGCCTGAATATCGACTTCACCAGCGCAAGTGCAACGGCGGAGCAAATCCGCAACGCAGCCATTGCTCTGCGCGACGTGATGAAGCTTACCAACCTGCAGTATGCGCAGCAGACCTGGTACGTTTCCGGACAGATTATCACCAACATGGAACGCTACTTCAGCGATAACTACCAGTCCGACACCATCCTGCTGGAGCTGTTGAAGCTCTCCGGTATTGCTGCCATCAAAGAAGATGCGCAGCTGACCGGTAACCAGATCCTGATTGTTCCGCTTACCGCCGGCGTTATCGCTCCGATTGTCGGCCAGGCGGTCGGCACTGTTGCTGACCCACGCCAGTTCTACAACAGCGACTACGTCTGGCGCACCTGGGGTGCGATGGGCCTGATGGTTAAGACTGACATCAACAATCGCAAATCCGTTATCTACGCACACAGCTAAGGGGCATTTATGGCACTGGTAAAAGTGGTTCGAGACAACCTGCTTTCCGGTGCCAATCTCCAGAAGTTGGAGGTTGGTGCGCAGGTTTCGGTAAGCGGTGATGTCGCTAAACGTTGGGCGGCCGCCGGTCTGGTCGAAATCATTAGTGATGACGATCAGGTACTGGAAGTGACTACGCCAGGCGATGATGCTGCAGAGCAGGCAGAGCAGGCAGAGCAGGCAGAGCAGGCAGAGCAGCAGGATGAATCTGCCAGCAAACGAAGAAGGCGAAATAATCATGGCTGACCCAATCACAGCGGCAGACGTGCAGGCGTTCCTCGGTGAATTGGGTTACTCCATCCCGGGCGCGCTGCTCGATCCGATTCTCTGCGTAGTGAACAAGGTTATCCCGTGCCTCGAAGGTGCGGGATACGACGAATGCACGGCAAAGCTCATCCTGATGTATGCCGCCGCGCTCATGGCGACGTCTTCCGGTGCCCGGCGTATCAAATCGCAGGGGGCGCCATCAGGGGCGTCGCGCTCATTCGACTACGGCGAAGACGGGGTTACCTGGTTGCGTGACTCGCTGGCGAAACTGGATACCAGCGGCTGCACCAGTGAGTTGCCTATAAGCGCCGGTAACAGCGTGGGCCTGTTTCTGGTCGTCGGCGGCTGCTGATGGCCTGGATTTCAGTTCAGCAGCGGCTGCCGCGGACGTTCACCCGCGTTTGGGTGATGACTGATACCGGCCAGCAAACGACGGCATACGTTAACGGCGCCGGGCAGTGGATGATTAACTGCCCTCGCATACAGGCTACAGGCGCAATCGTGCTGCGATGGAGGGATGACTGATGTCTTCGACAGCTTCATGGTCATACAACAAGCCATGCACCCTCTGGAAAAGGATTCGAGATGCCGATGGTAGTGATACTGATGGTGGCGGCCAGCCGTATGGTTTCCAGCCGCCAATAGACATCATGTGCGACTACATCGGCGGACTTTCGTCAAAGCTCAGCGAGCTTGGGAAAGGGATTGTCGTAAAAAACACTTTCTTCACTGCTTACGCTGATGCTGAAGAGGGCGATTACATCCTTATCGGAACAAGCACCGATACCAACCCATACAACACCAAAGCGGACGAAATAAGGGCTTTCACTCAGTGGAACGATACCCTTGATGGTGTTGAAGCTGACTGGGCCATTATTACGGGAGTCTGATTATGGGCGCTAAAGTTCGCGGCATCCGCCAGGCTAAGGCCAATCTCGACAGCATCATTAAGGACGTGCAGGGGCGCAAAGTTGTGCGTGCGCTGCAGTCTGCGATGCTCATCGGGAGTGCGCAGGCTGCACTCTACACCCCGATCGACACGTCTACGCTCATCAATAGCCAGTTCCGGGAAATAACCGCGAACGGCGTGCGGGTGACCGGGCGTGCTGGCTATACGGCGAACTATGCTGTGTTCGTTCACGACCCGGAAGTTAAGCAGAACTTCCGGCGCGCGACTGCCCAGAAAGAGTTCTTAACGAAGGGCTTCGATGATACCCGCAGCCAGATTGACGCCGCGGTTAAAAAGGAGCTTTCGTTATGACACCTGCGATGTATGTGCGACTCAAAGACCTGTTTGTGGCTGATGGCCTGACGGCAGGTTTCAAAGTCCAGTGGCGGTTATGGCGCGACACAGGCAAGGATGCCGATCAGTTCATCGTGTTCCGGCCTTCTGGCGGTACCAATGTCGAATACGACCGCGGCGGCGACTGGTATGTAATGGTTGATGTCGTTTCATCGAAATCTGACCCTGACGCTGCGGACTCCGCAGTTAACGCCATCGTCGAATACATCAGCGCTCAATCTGACGCAGATGACTGCGTAGGCGCGCTGAGTCTTGTCGGCAACGTTCCGGCGCCAATATCCACCGAAGAGGGCCGGTTAGTAACCCGGCTGCTCGTCTCATGCACATACGGCGAATAATCGCCAGAATCACCCATCAGGCTGCCATCTGGCGGCCTTTTTTATTTGAGAGGTACACATGCAGGGCTGCCAGAATGATACCGGTAAGCTGATCGGCAAAGTAGCGGTACTCCGCATGGCTATGGGCTGTGCTGATACCGTTCCGGCTCTTTCCGAATGGAAGCGCCTGGGCGCGCTAACCACCAAAGGCTTCGACTACTCCATGAATACCGTCACCTCTGAGGCTGACGATACGAAAGGTATGGTTGAGAACTTGGTCAACAACATGGACGTCACCATCTCCGGAGAAGGTGAGTTCCGTAAAAAAGACAAGACGACTGAAATTGGCGCTATTGCCATCTCGAAATATATTTTCGATGAGGTGCAGGCCGGCCGTCAGCCGACGGTATGGGTACGCTTTGACTTCACCGGGGAAGACACCGGGACCTACATCATGGGGTACTTCAACACCACTTCATGGTCTGGTGACTTCGGTACAACCGATATTTCCACCTTCTCTGGTGAATGGAAAGTCTACGATGCTGACACCGTCGTATTTGAAGTCGCTGGCCCGGCACTGGCGTTTACCACGAACCTGACGGCGTCAAAATCTGTTGCTACCGGATCCGCACTTAACATGCCGGTGGTCGTCGAAGGCGGCACGTCTCCATACACCTACGTATGGAAAAAAGACGGCTCCGTAGTCAGCGGACAAACTACAGCTACGTTTAACAAGGCCAGTGCGGTCTCTGGTGACGCAGGGGTTTATACCTGTGAGGTCACTGATTCGTCAGCGACGCCAGTCAAAATTACCTCAGTAGCATGCACGGTCACGATCAGCTAATCACCTGGCTGTTTCGTGAATAGTACAAAGGGCGTTACGGCGCCCTTGATACTGTTTATGGAGCGACTATGACCCCGATTAAAGAATTAGGCGAATGCGTTATCGGTACCGATGACCGGGAATTCTTTTTCCGTCCGTCATTCCGCAACATGGCACGTATAGGCGAGCCTGCCGAAATCGTTCAAACGTTCTATGACCTGTGCAACGATGAGGCGACGCCATTAGTGCAGCGCGCGGCAGAGGCCTATATCCGCGACGAGTACAGCCGGCTTCCGGATTGTGTGCTGCGGTATATCCAGAGCGGCCTTCTGACTCGCAAAGCCATCATGGCGGCTCACACTGTACTTACAGCGTGCTGCGATGATGACATTGGTGATCTGGTTGGTTGGATGCGTCCTGGGAAAGGGCGCAAACGCGGTTTCGTCTGGCGGCCGGGAAGCATGCCGCCGGAGAACATGATTATCATCGCGCAAAACTTGATGTGGCATGGAATCGCTGGAAAGGCAAAGGTGCGTAAGTTGCAGCGCCATGAAAGCAACGAAACCACGTCGGAATTCCGCGCCACTGACTACATCATGGCAGCGCGCAACCATTTCGGTATAAGTCGGGAGGAGGCCGAAAACCTGACGATGACGGAATTCGCCCTAATGCTCAACGCTAAATACCCGAACCAGAAAGGGTTCACCCGCGAAGAGTACGACACGGTGATGGACGAAGACGATCGGCGCTGGCAGGCGATGATGCAACAGGATCAGTCCAGGACAACCCCCACGAAGATTTAACTCCAGCACTAACCGAATATCAGCCTCGCAAACGCGGGGCTTTTTTACATCTGTCTGTTCGTGATCGGCTATTGCAGCCTCACTTCTTACGCGCCTCGCACGCGCATTTAACACAGAGCCTTTCAGGATGACCCTTGAGGATGCCGGCGGCTGTCGGTGCCTTCTGTGGGCCGGTTTCCTGTGCGACAAGGTTCATCACTCAAAGGTAAACCGATATGAAATATCCAACAGTCTCAGTAAATGGCGTATCCGTTCGTGTAGACGACGAGGGGCGCTACAACCTTAACGATCTCCATGCGGCGGCTGTAGCCAATGGCGAGGCAACGGAATCACAGAGGCCGAGTAACTTTTTAAGAAGTGCGCAAGTTAAGCGGTTTGTTTCAGCACTTAAAGCCAAAGCTCAAAAAAGAGCTTTGGAAGAAATTCAACCTCTTAAAGTAATAAAAGGCGGTTCGGAATCTGGTGCGTGGGGGGTTGAACTGCTTGCCATTCGCTATGCAGCATGGATTAAGCCCGAATTCGAAATTGAGGTGTATGAGGTATTTCGGACGGTTGTTCGTATGGGCATTGGCGCTATGTCCCGCCTGAACAAAATCGACCACATCATCAACACAGAAACAAAGGCTATCAGTCAGTGTGCAAGCCAGATGGCGAAGTGGGGTGTTGGCGGCCGTAAACAATTGCTCCATGCTGCGCGTGATCGGGCCGTTGATGAGGTTCAATTGTATTTGCCGGGTATCGCATAAATTTGGAATAGCCCACTCAGGTGGGCTTTCATTTACAACATAGATTCATTGTCCGAGTAGCTTTGAAAGCACAGCTGTGGTCCCGGCCTGCACCACACTTTCAAGGGTTTTAATCGATAATTCGCCGAGAGAGGATTTAGCTTGATCCTTCTGCTCATCGTCCATGTTAGAAATCGTGATGAGGTCTTCGAGCACTACGACAGCATCACGATGAAACTTGATAGTCTGGACATTTAGGATGGCGCCAAGCCCTCCATCATTTAACATGAAATCGACACCTTTGGCAGAGGCTGAAATTTCACCAATAATCAGGATGTCATGCATCATTGATTTGTTGTTGACGTGGATTAGGTCATGCTCGACGAGATAGTAAATATTAGCGATTAATTTTTTGATATCATTTAGAGCGCATTCCGCAACTAATGTATTGTTAAATCTTTCAGGCCGTGGAGTAGATGGATAGCTGCCTACACAAGCCTGTAGTATTTCAAGTTGTAATTTCCGGTCGAACTTATCCATGTTGATTCCTTGTTTTTGGTTTACCATCCAACCTACCCTGGAAGCTCACCGCCGAACATCCTGATAAACGATCAGGTGGTTTTGTCGTATCGCTTACCCTCTGCTACGATTGCCGCATCATTTACTGAGGGGGATAGGGATATGAGCTTTGCCAGTCAATCTACGCAGCAAATTTTTCCATTTCCGGCTGACGTTGCCTTTGAAAAACTTTTAGAGGCTATTCCAGAAGTCGGGATGACGATTAAACAGAAGGATGACACACTTCGCCGAGTTTCTGTAAGTGCTGGAATTTCACTTTTCTCATGGGGTGAAAATGTGTCTATTGTGGTGAATTCCGACGGCGAAAACTCATGCGTCGTCGGTATAGACTCCGCCCTGAAGTTAGGCGTTAACGTGACAGGTGCACACAGGCATCAGAAAAACTTCGACAAAATCATTTATGCACTTAGCGGCAAATTAAAAGAGTGGCAAAGGCAGCAGCCTTTAGACCTCGGTCCCGAAAAAACAGATGATGAGTATCTCGAAGAGGCCCGAAGAAAAGCTGGGCTAATATAACAAAACTCAACCCCAAAACCTCGCTTCGGCGGGGTTTTTTATTGCCCGGAGAAAAGGAAATGGCTGAGAACGCTGGCGGTATTTATTACGACATTGAAATGGATGTGCGCGGGCTACTTACCGCTCAGCAGCGCGTTAACCAGCGCCTTGATCTGATGGAACGGGGATTTGATAAAACATCACGCTCCATTGATACCACAGAGCGTTCGATGTCGAGCTTGTCACGTGTTGCGGTTGCACTTACCGCAGCTCTTTCTGTCCAGCAGGTGGCTGAATATGCTGACGCATGGGCTACTGTTAACAATAAATTATCCAACTCTCTTCGCCCGTCTGAACGACTTGCTGATGTAACTGAGCGTGTTTTCAACATCACGCAGCAAACCCGAAGCAGCCTGGATGCAACAGCATCCCTATATGCGCGTTTAGAGAGGGCCACCCGGCAATACGGAACCAGCGCTGGGGATCTGGCAAAATTAACCACGATTATCAATCAGGGATTTGTGGTTTCAGGCGCAACGGCACAAGAGGCTGAAAATGCCATTATTCAGCTATCTCAGGGCTTGGCCTCTGGCGCGTTACGCGGTGAGGAATTCAACTCTGTAAACGAGCAGGGTAATCGCCTTATCGTAGCCCTTGCTGACTCTATGGGGGTCAGCATCGGCCAGATGCGCAACATGGCGGCACAGGGCAAGCTAACGACAGATGTTGTGGTTAACGGTCTGCTTTCCCAGGGTAGTGTAATCGGTGCTGAATTTGCCAACACCACTACGACTATCAGCCAGGCTCTTCAGGTTGCGGGCAATAACATCACTAAGTTTTTCGGCGAAAACTCTACCGTAAAAACCGGTGCGGCAATTTTCAGTGATGCGGTCGTTACTATCAGTGAAAATATCGGCGGCCTGAGCGCTTTGCTGACAGGCGTCGCGGCTATTCTTGGGAGTCGGTATGTCGGCGCCTTAACTATGGCTACTGCGGCTAAAATCAAAGCATCTGCCGCATCACGCACGCTTTCAGCAGAAGAATCATTAGCAGCTCAGGCTTCCGCGAATAAAGCAGCGGCAGACCTCAGGGCTGCAGCGGTCGCAAAACAACGGGCCTTAGATGAGATAAGGCTCGCAGAAATGATGCGCCTTACTGCTATCAGCGAAACCAACGCTGCGGCAGCTGAACAGCGCTTGTCCGTTGCCAGGGTTGCGGCTGCCGGTGCGGTTGATAATTATAATCGAGCACTGGCGGCAAACAGGGCTGCTCAAATGGCTCTCTCATCTGGTGCCAGCCTGGCTAGCAGGGCTCTCGGGTTAATTGGTGGGCCTGCCGGAGCGGCGATGCTTGCTGCAAGTGCAATTCTCTACTTCTCTCAGCGTGCAAAAGAAGCGAGGAATGATGCTAATGCTCTTGCCGATAGCGTTAACGAACTGAGTTCCAAATTCCAAACGATGTCGCATACAGAGTTGGCGGCGACGATAGGGAAATTGAGTCAGAGTCTTCCTGAATTGAGTGACGCGGTATCTGACGCACAAAAGGAATTCAATGACGCGACATCTGCGGTCCAGCGCCAGCAAAGAGAAATTGCAAACTGGGGTACGAATACAACGAGAGGGCGGCAGGCTGCCGAGGCGCTTGGTGGCGCACAAGATAACCTTGCCATAGCAACTCTTGAGTTAGAGAAAGCTCAGAACAGGCTAAGCCAGACCCAAAACGCTATTAACATTGGTCGCGCTACGCTAAACGGAACGATGAAGCAAGGTATCGATTTGCTGCGCAGGGATGGGCAGGAAGCGGGAATTGCTGCCGGCATGATGAGCAAGTTGGGAGATATGATTAATTTTGCGGCCAAGGCAAAAGATAAATTCAACTCCAGCAGCCTCATGGTTGAACGCCCGAAAGATGTTCAGGAGTATCTGGATAAGCTACAGGATCAGGTAACACTTCAGAGCGAGCTTAATGACAGGAAGCGAGCGCAATTAAGGGCTGAGCAGGACATTAGGAAACTCGGTGGATCAGAGGCGGATGTTAACCTTGCTCGTGACAGGGCAGCTGCTGAATTTGATGCTCAACAGGCGCAGCAAAACAATAAAAAGGCCACTAAGGAAGCAACATCTGAAGCGAATAAATTTGCCACCCAACAGGAATCAGTAAATCAGAAATTAGCAAATCTGAAACAGCAGTCTGAACTGGCAGCAGACTCCACTCGGGAGTTAAGCCGGGAGCAGGCAATTTTGACAGCCCAACTTTCGCTCGGCAAGGGCGCCACACAAGAACAAGTAGCTTTGGCCGGTCAGTACGCAGCAACAAAGTGGGATACAGCGAACGCCATCAGGGCTCAGGCAGCGGCTGAAAAACTGCTACCTGAAGCCAGAGAAAATGCATCTTACACGCAGGATGTAAAGGACCTACAGATTGCACTGGCCGCAAAAAAAATAACCCAGCAGCAGTACGATCAAACCAGTGAACAACTGGAGGCTCAGCACCAGGCCAATCTCGCTAAAATCCGCTCTCAGCAGGCTGTAACACCGCAGCAGCAGGCTGCTGGAGATGTGGATCCTGTCCAGAACCTGGCTAACCAGCATGCTCAGCAACTTGCGTTAATTCAGCAGTATGAGCAGCAAGGTGTTATTGCTCACAACCAGGCCCTGATGCTGAAAAATGCAGCTGACATGCAGTACGAAAAAGCCAGGACGGATGCGCAATGGGCTCTGTTTACTCAGCAGAGTGTGGGCTATGAGGCGCTGGGTGCCGCAGTCGATGCATTCGGTGCCCAGGCATCTAATGCGCTTACCGGAATAATCACCGGCAGCATGTCTGCATCGGATGCCCTCCAGTCGATCGGCAACACCATTCTGAATGATGTTATCAACACTTTCGTCCAGATGGGTTTGCAGCAGGCTAAATCAGCAATCATGGGGGCAACCGCTCAGAATGCGGCGATCGCCACAACTACAGCTGCGCAGGTCGGTTCACTCGCTACGACGACCGCTGCGAGCACAGCATCGGCAGCAACAACTACAGCGGCATGGACCCCAGCGGCACTGGTGGCTTCGATCGGGTCGTTCGGCGGCGCTGTTGCTATTGGTCTTGGAGCATTAATCGCTGCCCTGGCAGTAGGCTCCTCGCTCGCTGGAAAGCGTAAGAATGGCGGCCCGGTATCCGCCGGCTCAATGTACCAGGTAGGCGAAGGCGGCATGCCTGAAATCTACAAGGCCAGTAATGGCAGCCAGTACATGATCCCCGGTGACAATGGTTCGGTTATCAGCAACAAGGATTTGCAGGGCAGTGGCAGCGGCTCGCTGCAGGTCGTGAACAACGTCTACAACTATGCCAGCGGGGTAAGCGTTGACACGCGCAGCAGCCAGAATGGAAGCGAACTGCTGATCGAAACGTTCATTACCGACATGGAAACCGGTGGCCCAATGTCAAGCCAGATGGAGTCCACCTACGGCCTCCGCCGGCAAGCATTAGGCGACTACTAAACCAACCCGCTCCGGCGGGTTTTTTAATGGAGTAGACAAATGGAAGATAAAAAATTGCTGGCATCCATATCGGTCGACACCAGCGAGGCTCAATCGCAACTTGATAGCCTAATCTCCTTACTTGAGCTTAAATTTGGTTCCCTTCAACCTGTCTCTGAGCGTATCAACCAGGAACTCTTTGCTGTAGCGAAAGACATCGTTTTTGCTGATAGCCCTTCCGCAGGAAGCACAGGACTCGACATTGTCTATGGTGTGCGGTTAGGCGCTAAATATGAATTGCTCACTGCCGCAATCAGGGCAGGAGAGTTTGACTCTGAATTTCTCTGACATATACCCATCCTTTCTCTGTGTGAAAAACACACAGTAACAGTGGTACACATTTAGCAACATCCTGATATTCGATCAGTGCCGCAGCCGCGGCTTTTTTTATGCCCGGAGGAAACGTGGCAACAGTTTCATACCCGGATATGCTGCCGCTTCCTCAGCGCGCAGACCAGAACATGACGCAGGATACGGCCTGGCAGACGACGACGCCGGCAGTCGGGCCTGTCATCTTCACGCCACTAACCACCGACCTTAAATCGACCTGGTCTCTGCAGTGGAAATTCACGCTGCAGCAGGCCGAGCGGTTTAAATCGTGGCTCCGCTCACCGACGTACTGCGACCGTGGCCGTAACTGGTTCCAGATGCGGATTGACCTCGGCGATACGCAGGGCGTGCAGCTGCAGACCCTGCATTTCATCAGTATGCCAGTGCAGACCAGCAAAAACGGAAACATTGTCACCTGGACTGCCAGCGTCATCTGTAATGGTATCGAGGACATCACTGAGGACTACGACGACTGGATTGTCGAGGCGCCAGAGAACTACGGCTACTGGCTGGATTATCTGGTGACATCCGTTATGCCGAGGGCTGACTAATGCCGACATTGAGAGAATGGAAAGAGCGCCGGCCGGCGAGCGACATCAAGCAGACCATCGAGTTTTATCACCCGGCGTTCGGCTATTACCGAGTGGTCAATAAGCTGTTTCATGAAGCGTTGTTTGGCGGGAACCTTTACCAGCCCGCGGCATTCGACATCACCGAACCCACACAAAACGGGTCGGCCATCATCACAATGGCTATCACGTTCCTGCAGGGCACCGAGGACGTCAGAAACACGCTTAAGAACTGGACGGGCGCCGGGCGCATGACGCCAATAACCTGCAAATATCAGCAGTGGAATGCGATCGGCGATGCTACGCCGATGAAGACATGGTCATTGTTTGTGAAAGATGTCGGCGCCGATGGTAGCAACGTCACGGTGAACTCAGGCAAGACCAACCCGCTAACGCTGGCAAACCCCATCATTTACACCACTAAAGACTATCCTGGGCTGATTACCGTATGACACAGAGCGAATTTATCGGGCTGGTTAATGGCAAGCCCTGGGCTAATCGCGCCTGCACGTTTGACGAAATGGATTGCTGGGGGCTGGCGGTTTTGTATTACCGGCACGTGCTTGGCCTTGAGTTGCATCACATCGCCGGGTACGAATCAGGCGCGAATTTCATCACCTGCTACGAAGAAGAGGCGAGCCACTGGCGCAGGGTTCCGGTTCCAGTGTCCGGCTGCCTGGCTGTTTTCTATTACGGCAACCAACCAGCGCACGTCGGCGTGATGATTAACCCATCGAAGTGTCTGCACTCCCGCGGCGAATTCGGTTTTGTCCGCACTGACAGCGCCGTCATCCTTCAGAAAATCTATAACAAAGTGGAGTATCTGGTGCATGGTTCGATATGAGCTGCAGCGCCTGCCGGGCGCACCTAAGCAACGCGGAACGGAAGAGCCTGGCACTCAACTGATTGCCTTGCTCGACAAGCTGAAGTTGCATAACAACGTCGTTGTGAGGCTTAACGGTCGCAAGCTGCCTGATGACTTTGATTTGGGATATCCGTTGCGCGCTGGTGATGTCGTCGCGGTGTTCGACCAGCCGGAAGGCGGCGGCCTGATAAAGACCCTGCTCAACCCGATAGAGCACCTCAACCCCATCCGCTTTACCAAAAAGGTGCTTTCCGGGATAACCGGTCAGCAAAATGCGTCTTCACCTTCAATCTCTACCGGCGAGTCACCGAACAACGACGCCACTGGCCAGACAAACCGCGCGCGACTCTATAAAGGGCGCCCGAATATTTACGGACAATGCCGGGTCTTTCCTGACCTGATTCAGCAAGCGCTGTTTGAGTTTATCGACAACAACAAATACATCACCGAGTGGTTTGAGGTCGGATACGGCAAATACACCATCTCATCTGTGCGCTACTCAGAATCGAATCTCGGCAGCCTGGCCGGTGCCAGTTACCAGATATTTGACCCGGGTGTGACGATCGGGAGTATCGATGTCGGGTATCAGTTTGACGACGTTGATAATGAAGAAGTGCCTGGACTGAATGAAAGCGAGGATTTCCCGGCCCAGACCGCGACGACTGCAGCGCCGACGGCGATGGTGATAGAGAGCAACCAGCTCAAGGCGACGGTGCTCTCGAACGATGACAACTTCACATACTTCGCCGCGCTGGCCGTTCCGCACCCGGTGACGTTCGTTATCAATGCCACGTGGAACGCCGGCGGCAGCCCGGTAACCCGTAATGTAACTGGCAGCGGGAATATCGTTTATTCGGAAAGCTTCATCGGGACGGACACCCTTTCGTACACCACGTTCTATCTCGGCGATATGACCGGGGAAATCACCACGCTGCCGGCGGACGCAACCATCAACCTGACGCTGTTCACTCTGAACGACCAGACACCGCTGGTGATTGGCCCGTCGGTTTCACCATTGGTGTCTTCTCAGGTATGGGTGCACGTAATGGTCCAGCTCGGCGCAACGGCCGGCACGTCACGGTACCGGATCAGATTCTGGAAGGTTGACGACAGCAACAATCAAATACCCGGAACGTCCGAGCAGTACGATTATTTCTTCGATAACGATTTTCAGGTGACTACGCGGTATTTTAGGACATCGCACAAATACACTCCGGCCGCCGGCGCTGGTCGATATGCTGTGACGATTGAGCGCCTGGATAACAGCAACGACGGAAACGTCGTCACGCTTATGGCGATTCACGCGGTCAACACGCGTGAAAACGTGGTTTATCCAGATGACACTATCGCGAAGGTCACGATCAAAGGGCCGAACAACAGCAACAGTAACCGTGAGCAGAAATACAATATGCTCGCGCAGCGCCATACCATCACCTATGACCGCGCAACCGGTCTGATTGACTATACGCTGCGCCCGAGCCGCTCGTTTGCAGATGCTGCGCTGCACGAGTGGATAGTCATTGGTAAGCAGGACGTTTCGAGCATCGATGTAGCGACTCTGTACTCCATTGCTGACTCGATAACCGTTCCTGAGTTGGGCTACTTCGATTACACCTTCTCGGATGAAAAGCTGTCCCTCGGCGAGCGCATCAAAACTATCTGCAACGTGGCTCGCGTCGACGGGAACAACATCGGTGATGTGCTGACGTTCTGGCGTGACGAGAAGGTGGTTAATCCGGATGCGGTTTTCGCGCGCTCAAACATGCTCTGGGACGAGTATAAAGTCACGTGGACCATGTCACTGCCAGGCGGCTATGACGGCGTCACGTTGGACTATGTCGACCCGCTCACCAATAAAAAAGCGTACATCTATCTGCAGATTGACCAGAGCGGCATTGTTGAGGTCGAGGACGCGACCATTAACGCGCTGCAGATCAGCCTTGATGGCTGTCGTAATAAAACGCAGGCGGAGGACCGGGCGTGGCTGGAAGCTCGGAGAATACTTTACTCTCGCCTTGGCATGACGGTGAAAGTGCTGGAATCCACGCAGGTTATTCGCGGCGCGGTAGTGCAGTGTCCGGACATGTACGACAACAAACAGCAGAATGGCTATATCACCGCCCGTAACGGGGATGTGTTTTCGACGTCAGAGCGTATCGACTTCTCTCTCGGCGATATGTGGGTGGTGATGACGGATAGCCTCGGTAATTATCGCGGCCGCTGGCGCGCATACCCCGTAACCGGCAAGCCTAAGGCATTTCAGGCTGCAGCTGACGCTTTCGACCTGAACATTTACGACAGAACGACGGTGCAGAACGCCAGCCGCTATTTCATCGCAACAAGCACGGAACTTAACTCAACAATCTGGAGGGTCGAAACAGCCAAACCCAATGGCGACGATACCCAGACGCTAACCCTCTCTGAATATTCAGACTCGATTTATCCGTAACGCATAGCAGTAATAATTAACCTTCGCGCACACCGTCAGATTTATTTCTGGGGGTTTCGTGCGCCATTTATAGGGCGACATGCACAATGGCAGAAGTTCCACTCCCGACACCGACTAAGGTCCCGGTACCCAGTACCGATATTCGTAATGCGGTATTTGCAGGCGCGAAGCTTGATGAAGAGGTAACCGGTACCGGCGAATTCTATACAGATCGCCTTGGTGTGAAACGCCTGACGAATACAGGAAGAAATAATCAGTTCAATGCTGCGCAGCAGGACAGAGCTAACCAGTTTCAGCAGTTCCTCCTTTCATCAGGTTACGTTTTCCTCGGCAATTACGAAGATGGTCCCTTTCAGTTCAGTGCTCGTAACCAGTACATCCGTTATAACAATCAGTATTACCGCCTGAATGCTGCTACTGACGTCGGCTTTACGACCACCGGAATTGATGCAACCAGCTTTGCAAACGACGTTTCTCACTTCGTTCTGATGGATGGCGACACTCTTCGCCAACAGTTGGCTTCAGCTGATGTGGGTGTGGCTTATGTTGATTATGTTCATCTCGCTAACGGGCCTGTGGTCACGATGGAGTACTTCATCGCGACAAACTTAACGCCGAATGATGCTTATGCAACGATGAATGATGCGTTTGCCGCCGCCTGCGCATCGGGCAAGACAGTATTGCTGCGCTCGGATGTGACCTATCAGGTTTCACGGAATGATTTTCCTGTAGCCAGAGGAACCAACCTGATAGCCACTGGCGGGAGTTACGCGACCATTGAAGTGCTCAGCCCGTTCGGTGACTACGGGCTATTTGATATGAGTACGGAGAATGGTCTGAATGGCGGGCGGTACAATATTTTTTACGGCCTGAAATTTCGCTACCCGAATCAGGTTAGAATTATCGATGGCACAGTGATAGTCAAGCCTGTGGAATATCCGCCTGTATTTCACGGTGGTGCATTTGAATCCCGGTTTATCAATCTGGATATGGGGAATGCCTATATGGCATTTCGCCTCGGTGGTGCCATGAACGGACGGGACTTAGGCTCTGCGTCTCGTGTCGTTATTGATAACATTATCGGTTCGCCGATTTATCGCGGTCTCAGCCTTGAGCAGGTGCGCGATGTGCCGGTGATTCAGAATATCCGATGGAACTATAATTATCTCGATGGCTCGGCGTACACCTATGACGACACACTGAAACAGTGGATGCATGATAATACGTGGCCGTGGATATTTGGCCGTATCGACTGGGCAACCATCGAAAATATCTTCTCCTATGGATGCTTACGAGGGATTACAACCCTGTCCTCTCGCTACACAGGGTCAGCAGACAGGCTTAAGTTTATCGGGTGTCACTTCGATCACACAGTGTTTCCCCTTTACCTGCAAAACTTCTCCAGCAGAATAGATTTTTCGCTGTGTCATTTTGTTGGCGATAAAGATTCAAAATTTACGCGCATCGCCCCCAACGTTTGTTTTATCAATAACGTTGGTGATGTAAATGCGCTCGTTTCGTTTGACGAATGCACGTTTTACAACTTTACCTCCTCCGTGTTACGAACAGATGGAACCAGAATTGAATTACGTGGTGGCAGTATTTCCAAATTCGGTTTTGATTCACAGGCTGACCGGATCCGAAACGCCATAGAGTTACTTTCCCCGACGACGATTAAAATCGATGGAACCCGTATTGATGCCTCTTCCGGGACGCATACCCGCTGCGTGTTTGATGGTGAACAGGGGAATTCAACGCTGTATATCGGTGATGGTTCAGAACTGATTGGGGCAACCTATGAATCCTACCGCTGGAATGGAGGCGTCACGGGAGGTAATAAAGAGTACATCTCACGGGATGCGGTCATTGAGGGGGCGACAACGGCGGTAAACGCTCGCGGTGTTCATTCGTTTTACCAGCAGAAATACGTTTACCCCAGCACATCCATGCCAACTACCGGCTCATTCAAGGCCGGTGATGAAGTTACCAATATGTTTAAGCAAATACAGGGCGTAGCCGGTTCCCGTTACGTGATTACGGGCTGGTTGCGCGTAACCACGGGCAGTTCACACGTCCTGAACGTTGACTGGGTCGCGCAGAAGGTTCCGACAGGGGATTAAAATGAGCATTACCGTTAAGCAGACAATAGTGCAACAGGTATCAGCGCCGTCGCTGGGCATTGTTATTTCTGAGTCAGAAGCCTCAGTTGATATTACCTATACAGCAAAATCAGTCATGTTTCTTTCCGGGAATATGGCGACAGTGGAGTTTGAAACCTCCGTTGAGGGAGGTTTACAGACGGGGAATCGGGTTATTGACTGCGCCTATTCCGGCAACGGAAATCCACTGATTGAAGCTGAGGACGGACTAAAGGCGAAGATTGAAGCCCTGGAAAAGGCCAGAGACGCAGCTGCTCATGAGGCCGCTGAAGATGAAGAAATCATCAGCGAACAAATGGCGCTGGCCGAAGACATGGCGAAGCAATCCGAATTAGAAATGAAACTGTTAGTTTAACCAAATAATATTGGCTTTACTCTACAAGTCTGTGCACCAAGGGCCTCGTTCAGAGGCCCTCTGTTTTGGTTACTGCATTACAACACCACGTTGAGATAACTTTTTAACCTTTTTACCTAAAGATATGAAGGGTATCTCTATGTATCTAAAAAACACTTCTGACATAAAATATACAATACCCATATATGCAATGAATAATATCCACTTATCAATATGAGCTATAGCTGTTGAGGAGAATACAATACTCATTACAACCGGATGTATGAGGTATGTTGAGTAGCTTATTTCACCAAGCCTGGGGGTGATTTTGTTGGTAATGTTGACTCTGAATAATAAGATGAACAAAACTACCCCGACGATGTAACTTATTATATAAAGCTCAGGTGATGCGGTTTTGTCATCTGAGTACCCTAGGTATGAAATAAAAGGTATCAAGGCTATAAAAGAAACGATTAAAGCTGTAATGTCTTTCTTTGAAGTAATTCCTCTTTCGTTTAATTTGATTGTGTATCCAATAAACATGACCGAGAACAAAAGAGGAATTGCAACAGGTAGGTTTTTATTGAGTGTGAATTTAACAGCAGAAAATAATAAGGCGGTAAGTATCATTAAGAAGTATGATGCAAGAACATACTTCCTTGTACCCAGCAAACCAAAGAAAAACATTACAGAGCAGTATATATAGAAAAGCATCTCGATGATTAGCGTCCAGTACACGCCGATCATGTCTTTAACGCCGAAAAGAGCCTGAAACATTGTAATGTTGAAGGCAATGTCAATCAGATTGTTTTTATTTAAAATAAATATGGCAAGGGCGATTGAAACCCAGTACATAGGATAAAGACGAAAAAAACGTGATATCCAGAATCCCAGAAGCCCACCATTTTTAGCGTTCAATGAAACTGGAATCAAATATCCACTTATCATGAAAAATATAACAACTCCAACCCTCCCAAGCGTGAATTCAGGAACTATAAAGTGCAGATTCGCTACAGGGATTGCGTGAGCCAGACACACGATTCCCGCAGCTATGAAGCGTAAAGTATCTATCGATGAGGACCTGTTTTTTGTAATCATTCCATCAAGTTGAGTCATAATGTGTTTTTTAAGGATTTATGTAAATAAATGTACCAGAAGTGTAGTTTTTTATAGATGAAAAGGCAATTGCTGGAATTCTCTCCATGTCACCTTTAAAGTCTTCTCTTCCATTTAACGCTGCCGCCGGATGCTGGAGAACGGCGCAACCCGGCACCAGGTTGCGGGCGTGATCGGGGTGGGGGTGAAAACTATCTATAAATATTTTCCTGTCATGACGCCAGCACAATCATTACGTTACATCAGCGACGAGAATTGATAGGCGCGACATTTATTGATCTGGTAAATCAATAAAACTACTGTATATAAAAACAGTATTAGTGAGAGGTTCAGATCATGCCGCGTTTGTACGAAATTGAGGTCGCCTGCCGCAATGCAATCGAGATACAGCCTAACGGCCGGCGCATCCTCACCACCAGGCGATTCCTGCAGGAGTTGGAGAAGGTGAACTGGCACTGGTCCCCACGTCAGGCTAACCAGTGGATAGAGGGCTATGTGACCACGTTTAAAGACGTTTCAACGCAAGAGGGCGATGACCGCACATTCCAGCTCTACAACCCGAATGGAGGGCTTTGATATGGGCTTTCCTTCTCCAGCAACTGACTATATCGAACGCCGGATCAGTATAACCAGTCTGTGCAATCTTGGCGCCAATACTCTCACAATCGAAACCAGCGACGGCTATGCGGTCATTGACGTGTCTCGCGGGCCTCAGCAGGGCGACACAGTGCTGATTAGCTATGACGGCCGCACTGAGTTCGCAAAACTGATGGGAAGGGCGTTTATCACGGCTGACGGGGAGTCGATCGAGGGAGAGGCGCTTGATGACGTTGAAGTTGGCGGAGTGGTAACGCATACCATCGTTGACCTGATGCAGGATGAATCACCAGTGTAA